CTTGACAATTGCGGATTTGCTTATAATAATAATAATAATAATTTCAAACGTGTGTCATTGATACCGTTTATTGGTACAGGAGCATATAATTTTATTAACATATACATTATTACATTTGGACGGCTTAAGCGAATTCATATTTCACGATGTATTTTGAGGGTATGGTTCCGTCAAAGCCCATAGTCAAAATATAACCATTTGACGAAAAGTAAAATATCATACCATCTTTTAAACAATGTCGGATGTTTATGTAAATAAAAACATTGGCATTTTTTCGGGCGTTGTTTTTGCTAGTAGCTAAATGAATATGATTGCGTGACATTCGTTTCAAACCATGTGATATTATTGAATTTAAATGTTTTTTAAACGTCCCGTGAACCGCGATGCCTTTGTAATTTATGGCAACTTTGTCCATTTTAAAATCTACGTGTCGATTTGAATGACCTTGAACGGCTCTGATCATATCATTGTTTATTTCGTAACGGTTTTTAGAATCTCGATGTGCAATTTCTGTTATTTGTTGGTTGCTGATGTTTAATTTTTTTGCAAGTGTATCGATTGACACAAATCCATCAGAACTTGTGATAAAATTTCTGTCGTGTCGTAATAAATAACACATTGATCTACTAATTTGCATTTCCGCGTTTTTACACACAGAATAAGACATTTGTTAACGATGGAACGGAATCTTGTAACACGTCAACTTATCATTGACCACGGAACTGTACCGGCTCATGAAAGATCAGCGTCCAACACAAACGAATGTATATTTCGATATGCTCGAGAAAACGATAAACTAAATCAGACCATTGATCCGGGATATAATTGTTCGAATTATTTGTCAGGTTTATACATTTGTCAAAAACATTTGGAAGATTATTTCCGATTATCTTTGCGAAAAATCAATCAATTGGAGGGAACTGATCAAGGTCGGGTATTCGAAAGATTGTCGGTTTTGTCAAGATTACCTCACAATTACAGAAATCGTGTTATTGTACCAACTCGTAGAAATTACGAAGACATTTTTAAGGTGGCGTATTTGCCAATATCATATCAATTGGTATTTCATTTGTTATATCAAAACCAGTCTGCTATAGACAAAATCTGCCAAGATGTCAAAATTTCTGGCAACAAATTCAGCATCAACGGTGGTGCCATTGATGCCTTGATTTCTGACGTAAAAAAACGTCTGGCTGGTATCATAACTACAGATATTAAATGTTCCGTCGAAGTTACGTCGGTCACCAGAACTTGGGAAAGTGTCCCAAACATCATAAATATCATGGATGATCCTCAAGAACCACTGTTCATAAAAAATTTGATCACAAATCTGATTTGCCCACGGGCAATGGTTATAGACAATAAAACTTTCAAGTTTGAAACTGCTGCTAATGTAATATTTGTGGAAGAAGGACTGATTGTCGACAACCTTTACAATCCGGAAGCTGAATTATACCCTTTGTATAACAATCGAACTATTTCAGTTAACAAGGTAACAACCGTTTCGGGGTTACCGTTAAGTAATATCGATGTTAGAGGTTTGCGTTCCGTTAATCGAGAACATTATTTGGTAAACGGTGAACAAAGATTAAATATTAGAGAAAACGCTTTGTTTGAAAGGTAAAAATTAAAAATAACATGACATATATGATTATTAATTTATTTATATTTTTGTGAGATTTTACCATCACACGTTATTCATATATTTGTATAAATGTATCATGTAATATTATAATAATATTGTACAATCAAAATAAATACATAATTTTTACGAATATACAATGTTATTCGATATTTCCTATTTGATTCTCGAAAAAAGTATTATTTTCGTCTTCGGAATCGGGAATTATATCAAGGTTTGATTCGTCTACCTCATATTCCGTTTCTGACGAATCATCATCCACAAACGATATTATTGATTCTTTCCATAATGTTTTTTCGAAGATTTTTGTCATAAAATTAATGATTTGTTGATCAAAGATCGTTTTTTTATCGAATAGTTGCACAACCAAATCAAGAACATATCCGTGATCAAAACATTGTTTGTGTATGCTTTTTTCGAATTCGTGACATTCTATTTCAAATTTTTTACTTGATCGAATAATATCGCTGCAATTTGAATTTTTTAACAGATTCGAGAAAACCTTGTCAGATTTTATAGCATTCGTATTGATATTGTCTCGGCGAGTGATTGCGAAACATTCTTTGATTAGAATATCTAAATGTTTGATAGCACCTTTCAATTGTTGCAATGATTGATCACATTTTGCGAGGTTAAACTGTGCATATCGCGTCATCAATGCAACCTTAACTGTCGGTTCGAAATAAAATTTGATATATTTAACACTTATAAACTTATTTTTAGCGTGACACCATTTGAAAAAAACCGCAAGTCTTTGTTTATATCTGTTCACATTATTTGAATTTCCAACGCTCTCTAACGCATTTTGCAATACGTTAGTCTTCCATCCATCGATAGTGGTACAAAAATTGTGTTTTACAAATTCAGCAAATTTATAATACATTGAGTTTTCCAATGCTTGTATGTCGTTCGCATTTTTTATTTCGGACATTATGGCATTCTGAATTCCTAAGAATTTGTTGATCACTTCGATGTCGTCATAAGGCCAATTGTTAGGTTCTCCGTATCGACTTTGCAATGCAATTCTAACAATTGGATAATATATTGATCTAATATATTCCATTTCAATGTATTTTTCATTCAATACACTCCATTTAAAAAATAATATCAATTTCGTGATATTGTGACGTGTGCGTTTACAATCAACATTTTCGAGCCACGGTATTAGTTGATTTGATTTCCATTGTTGAGATTTTAAACAATAAAAATCTCTGATTATTAACTCAAATTGACGATGTGTCGAATGCATGTATTGATCAACGGTTTGCATGCTTTCTATTTCCTCCATGATAATATTTTGTATTTCAAGAAATTTGTCGATTGTTTCAAAATCACGCGAACCCAAGTTTTTGTGAAAACACTGTTCTAATGAATTATCGTCCGTAGCACCTACGTGTGGTGATAATTCCGACGTATATTTCGATTGCCACGAATATATGCCATCGTTGGCGAATGATGTACATCGCGATATAGCGTTGTTCACACGAACAACTAGTGAATCAAGTGTCTTGTAATCAAACATATTTACAACTGTTGTTGAAATGGTAGTGAATCCCGCTTTTTATATCAATTGAAAATAGTACATTTTTGTGTATAATATGAGGTCGATATCACAACATCGCCCGTAACCAAATCTTTTTTAGAATCATACAAACGCTCCAATAACTGTAAACTTTGTTGATAACGGTTATCGGACGATTCTCTGATTTGACCATTCACATTTGATCGATCGATATGACGATTGTCTGGAAATGGGTTACGATCTACCAGATATCGATTGTCTCTAAATGTGCTGACATTCGTTAAGAAACGTGTCATTACGTCCGTCGTATCTTCGGCTATTTGTTCGTTAAGTTCAGGATCGTTGGTGTTTTCCACCGTCGACGGCATTCGTTTATCAATTTCTGTTATTAATATGCACAATTGCAGATTTATGTAAAAACTAGCACGTTGTTCAGAATCATTGATATGTTTTTGCGCCCAACTAAACCACAATACGATATAATCGTAATAATATATCAGATGATTCGTATAATCCACGAATGCTTGATATATTTGCATTAATTTGTTATTTTTTGCGAATTTTTTAAACATCAAAGCTAAATCTTCGAACAATATATTTATCACGGGATTTGAAACTGTATTGTACAACGTATCTACAATACGTAATGTTGGATCCCGATCTTCCATCATTTTTAGATATTTAAACGTTTTCATTGCAAAATCCAAATCGCCACTCACGATGGGTCGATAATCAAGATTTCTGAAAGGAGCTGTATCAATATCAACAGTTTGTAAAGTTAGGTCTGAAATGGGATTGTTATCTGACAAATCTCTCGTAACAATTTCTCTCGGTGTAATATTTTGAATTTTGTTTTGAATTTCGTCTGTATCGGAATCACGGGGTCTAGGTCTTTTCATCGATACGCTTTCGACTTGCATCGATTCCGTACCATCATTGTTGTTATTTGACCCAGTAAAAGTGTCCATATTTTTATTAAGTTAATATAGTGAGTGTGTCTTTAGCCTTATTAATGTCTTTCAAATAAACAGGCATATCTTGTTCTTTATCAAGCAGTGTTTTGGCAAGTACGCTAATTGTATACGTTTTGTTCCCGGTTGCAATTACTTGCCAATCGTACGGTTGGATTTTGATATCTTTGTTAAATCGATTCACGATTAAAATTTTATCCTCTAACGGTGACGACATTTCGGATATGGACGAAATTGTAATCAATACCGTTCGACAAAACACGAGAATCGATGCTAACGATTCAATAAGAATATGCTGTTGGGATAAGACAAAAGTAATTTGGATAGCTGTGTCACCAAATCATGAACAAAATCTACAAGCCAACGTTGGGAATACCATTGCCGAAATGCACAATTCACCCGCAACGAAAAGATTGTGCGTTGAGAAAAAAGAAGAACCAACGGTCGTACGTTCACTTGACAAAAATCGAGAACACAAATCTGTACGACAGCAAAAATGAGTTGTTTATGAGATATTTGGTTCCACAAATAGAAATAATACGATACGTCAAAAATGATAACGTAATTCTCTTAGCTTATACAAAAGCCATTTCTTTAGATAGGTACAAAGGAATAGATTTGGCCGGCGAATGTAATATAAATGTGTTGTCCAACGTCAAAGATCAATTGTCCGATATAGCAAGTGAATTGTTAAAACACGATGTTATTGTAATTCAAAAGAAACGATATTTTTTCGATTTATTGTATAACACAAACGGTTCAATTATCATATTACCACAAGATATTTTAGCTTACGAACCGGTGTCAAAAATTGACGAAATGTATGTTATTAATGGATATTCAAACAGCAATGATATACACACAAATATATCAATTTATTACAGTTTACTTATTATTAATACAATTATGACAATGTGTTTAAATGAAAAAAATCCATTGTCAGACGCAGGTAAATCATATGCGAAAATCGTAAGAATTGTCAAACCGTGTCCATTTAATAAAAACAATCTAGGGATGTGTACGCGAAATTTTGCAAATCATGAATTTAAAAATAATCATTTATTTGATATGCCGTTAAAATTGTTGAAACAGTTTTTAGTTTTTCAAAAAATTGTTTTGACACCAAACAGGCCAGATTCTTATCTTTATAGATTTACTGTTGACAAAGTCAAAAATAATATACAGTACAATACATTAGCTGAACAGTTAAATGTTCACGTATCATATATAGAGAATATATTTCATTATTTTGATAACATACAAACTGTACAAATAAATCAATAAATCATTCAAACAAAGAAGCTAAAATGTCACCGTCGTCCATATATTCTTCTTCTGATGTTTCACTTTCGTGATGACGATTAATATAATCCAATATTCTATTCGTATCAAGTGTCGAATAATCGTTTTTCACAGACTCGTCCGACAATGTTGATGATGAATCAATATCTTGAACGTTGATCGATGGATTTTTTTGATCGACTTCCATCTGTGTCGCCGTATTTACGAGTTCGTTTTCTAAGGCTGGTTGGACGTTATTTGTAACGTTATCATTTTGTCGCAACACATCTTCTGCAATCGGATTAATTGCTTCTACATCGTCAGCTATCGGATTTGAAACATCTACGTCTTCCGTATCAACGTTAACTTCGTTTTCAGGTTCATAATCTATATCTGGGTAATTTTGTACAAAATGAAGATCCTTCACCGTGTACAATTTTGTATTGTCGATATTACAATCCGTTGTTGTTTTGTCGTAAGCTGACGGTGGACACGCCATCCAACCATCCGTAATTTTGTGCACAACGCTATCATACATGACACCGTCGTACGATTGAGTGTCGACATTCCAAGTTCTGTCCTCGAATTTCATCGTAGGCGTAAACGATGCCGTTATGATAACATTATAATCCTCCAAATATACAGATCGACAAGCCAATTCGTCGTTCAAAATAACAATTGCACCAGCAACGTTATTCAAATCTATTCCGTTTTCGGAACATTTGTCATCAATCAAAACACCGGCTGCTTCTTCGAGATCGGTGACGATGATTTCTTGCAAAGGCATAGCATACAAACACGATACAGACACGTTATCAGATTCTTGAATATAAATGTCATCCTCTAACACGATATCCGATTTTACTCGACAAGGTGAGGTTAATGTCGTTGTACCGACGTTTTTTGTATATGTGGAAAAAAACTCGTTATCATCAATCGCGTTTGAACTACTTATTTCATTATCTGAACAAATATTGTATTTATCACCAGCAAATATGTCAAACAATATGTCACCGTAACAATCGATTTCGTTACCGGTCAATGGACTAAATCCAATAAAACCGTAATTTTTTGCATAATCAAGTGATGAAAATAACATAGACGTTGATACTGGCAAATTTTCGGACAACAAATTTTGTACGTTCACTCGAACGGCTGTTGTAAAATCGACGTTATAATCGTTTTCACTATTAACAATTCCAGCATAATCTGTAATTATTTCTACATCGTTTATGTCAAATGTTTTACAAACATTATTAGTTCGATCCAAAATCGTTGTTGGAATTTTGAGGTCGAGGGTAAATGGTTCTACAGATAATTCTACTTCTTCGGAATCGCATACAATGGAATCGGTTATTTCATATTCCGTACAAATTACAGCCTCACTTGCATATTTGAAATGCGTGTTTTCGGTCATTGTCACTATAGATCCGCTACCGTTTTCCAATGACATGCACTGTGTATCGCCAGCGCACGAATATTGACCATCCGTTTCGACGCGAATTGGGCAAGATACAATCTCTTTGTCAAACACTGAAGTACATCGATAATATTGATTAGCTGCCAAATCGTCGGTGATGTATGTGTATCCTACACCGTTGGCTTGACACAAATCAACCTCCACGCAACTTAGTGTTGTCGTGTCAAAAATCATATTTTCCTCGCAAGTCTGTACGGTAGTTTCATTGTTTAAACACATTAAATATTCATCATCGGCTAAAGTGTCAGGTCTGTCACTTAACACAAAATAATCAGCGACATCTGCACAAGCGTCTTTGTCAACACATTGTAACATTTCTGAATCAAACAATTGATTGTTGTCGCATTCTTTGATTTCGTAAGTGTCGTCACCGTTGCAAACGATATACAATGTTGGATGATAAATCGTATCCGTGGTAGTTGATCTGTTGTATTTTTGATAAAAAGCAACATCTATTAATGCTTCGTTGACTGGTAAAATTGTTCCTGCTGTTTGATTTTCGCAAATATTTTGACGAACGCATTGATAACCATCAAAAATCATATTTGCTGGACAATCTACATTGACCCATCCATCGTCAACATGCAAAGAAAACGACGTTGAATCAACGGTCGTAACGCGTTCAGCGTTATCGTCAACATCTTCAAACGTTTGATTGTAAAAATTGAATCGTTTTTCCAGACCAGAATACCACATGTTGTTTGTCATCGTGTACGTCTCTGTTTCAAATGTTACTATTTCGTACACGGGCCATCTAACACGGGAAATAAACGAGACGGTGTCGAAACTGACTAAATCAGACGTGTATGCTTCTAATAATAAATTATGTATTTGTTTGTATTTTGTAACATCGTCGGTGGTTTCGACAAAAATGTTATGGGTGAAAAAAATTAATAATATGCATAAAAACACAAATACTATTAAAAACATATTGATACTTATTTATTTGCATCGTTTATATCATTTAACAAAACTTTCGCCATGTCTGTGCACGCAAATTCCTCAAAACTCATAATGTTAGCATTCGCAATATTGTGATCATAATATGAATATAAAGTTTTTAAAATCAAAGCCGCTTTCTTTTCAGACTCGGTGTATTTAGTGATATTGGGATAAATTATGCGACCTAAACGTTTTTCCGCCAAATATTTCATATACAACAACGAACCAGCGATCAATCCGTGCATATTTCTGAGCGCAAAAAATTTTTGCACCGCCACTTGATCCGCTAGCATAATATCGTCAGGCGATGTAGCCAAAGTATAATCCAAATCGTGATAAAATGCAATTTTGTCATCTTCGTCAATCGGTTCGCCGCAATATAGCTCGTTTCCAATACCCAAATATCGATGTTTGTTTATCATATTAACTAACCATTCGAACATGCTTACGTGTACAATATAGTTATTCACATCAAAAGTACATTGACTTTTGCTAATGTACTTTTCTCTTACCAACACATTTATGCTATTCATTCTGGTGTCAACCATACTTTTGCAAAAGCGTAAGCCAGCCTGTATGTAAATAGGGTAGTGGGTATATTGATCAATTTACAGAATAAATAACATTATATTTTTTATGCCGTATATTTGTGACAAATAAATATACATAAATCATACAAAACATAAACTGGATAACAATCAAAAATATTGTATAAATACACGCTACGCATTGTACATTTATTATTCGTTGACTGTGTGTCTAACAAATTTTTATTGTTGCAGAAAATCGACTCAACATTGTACCGAACGTGCACGCAAATCTTGCTTCAAATTCCTCCATCATACCCTGGACTATCGACAATTCACGCATATGTTGTCTAATCGGATAACGGCAGAAACAATACATCGGTATTTGTGTTATTCGAACAATTATCGTTTGATTGTTTCAGCTGTTAAACGATCAAGTGAAATTTCAGTTTCCTCTGTGACTCGTATAATTTACGCACAAAAAAAACTAGTTTTGTTCGCATTGTAATGTCCTATTCTTGGGACAAATTTCAAAAGCACTTTGCATTTATTGAATCTTTGTCCACGATATTTATACACATTATTGTAGTGATATAAAATTTGTGTTTACATAATTATGAAATAAAATTATCAAACCACTTTTGTTTGTTTTTTTGCATTCAATCAAATTATTATTGTTTTATTGTGTGATGTGTCAAATTTTCAAGTCCAACAAACGTTATTTTTGCATTTGTCAAATGTATTGGACTCAAGAATTTAACAAATGCGACATCGTCTCATCAGCTAAATTGTCATATATACAAGACATGTGACATTTCAACTTGTCGAATGTGTTGGACTCTCGAGTCCAACAAACGTGACATCCAAATTTGTCAAATGTAACAGACTTTTGATTTGTCGAAATTAAACACATAAAATACTCTCTTGTCATAATTTTATTCCATGAGCTTGCAATTATAATACATACATACATTATACATGAATGTTATATTAATCTAAGCGGACGTGCCACGTGTTTATCAAAGAAACGGCGGTGTTATAATTTTCGTTATCAAAATTTTGATCGTGACTATTGGCTCTAATGTCTTGTAAATTAAGTATTTGACGATTTGAAACGTAATGATTATTAATTGTATAATTGTCCAAACGCGTACCTTCAACTTTTTCGAGGCCTGTTTTTATTTTATCGCAATATTCTGTATGTGCGTCGTCGGGTGTTGCGTAAAACAACGTGTACGGTATTCGATACATTACCGCTTTACTATCTCCATTATATACGATTTTTTTATCTATATTAACACCTAAAACCGTTTCACGATTCAAGAATGATATTGGTGATATCATCAGCTGTGGATTAATTCCATCTTCGGAGGTCCAACAATTCAAATTGCTCGGAGTATTCAATACACCTTTTTGCCCATGAACGCTGCACAATTTAATACCGACATAATTTTCATATTTGAACACGTGGCGTATTTTGATGATATATTCTTTGTTTATTTTTTGAAATTCACATTTTACATCTAACGTGTTGATATCAAAATTGTCATGAAGATACATCATGATTTTATAGATATACATAGTTTTGGATTTCAAACTGGTGATTTTAATTTTTTTACCCAATGTATTCCAATTAATGGCGTTTTGACTGGTAATTTGACATACCCCGATTAACCTATATCCGTACAATGTTTCTAAAACATTACTTTCTACATTATTTGTCATGCGAAAGTATGCGTTTTTGTTTACAGTCGATGTTCCGCGTAAAATAATGCTACGCAAATTGTAAACGACAAACGGTTGATTAAAATTTGGCACATATGGATCTTCGGTAGTTTTTAATCTATCATCTCCAATTATTGTCCACAAATATATCATTTTATCGTTACAATAATGTTTCGGGTCGACAATGATGCAATTTTTATTTTCATTTTTCATAAACTTTGTATATTTTGTGGGCACGAACGATCCTTGAACAAACACCGGTGATGCGTTTTTTAAATTTCTCATAAATACCATAATTTTTGCCGGTGGAATGCTAGCAAAAATATCCGTATGTTCATTGCAATAGAACAAAGTGGTACGAGACAACAAAGATTTAACGCAAGAATCATTAAGGAAAATTTTATTTTTAAAACACGAGGATTCGTGATGTAATTCAAACGGCGTCACATACGTATCTATATATTCGTTGTCTACAAACAGTTTGGCCTTTTTCATTATCAACCCGACGTGGTAATTCAAACACATTAACGATTTAAACATGCGTATTTCTATGGTTGATAACTTAATCGTTTTTACAAATTTTTCGACATTATGTACAAAATATTGGGTCGGACAAGAATTAAAAATAATTCTATATTTCGACATTGATGTGGAAATAAGTTGATCGTTTATCAAACTTGTAAATATTCGGAGTATCATCGAATAATCTATATTAGGTAAAATAACGTCATGTGTTTTTGTAAACGTTTTACCAGCGGCGTGTAATTCGCCATGATCGCAATGGTCGATAAAATATCTGTAATCCGAATATTGCATATTAGCTTTGTAAGAAACATCTTTGGATACTATTTTTAATATTTCATCGATGTTTTTGAAATTAAGATCAAATACATTTACGTCACGATTCGTTCGGCTAGTGTGTTCTTGCAAACGTGGATTCATTTTGAAGATTTTTTGAGTTGATAAAGTCTTTGATATACCTTTGAATATTTGACCATCGACAATACTTTGCATCATACTACGCGATGAATCTTTGACTAATTTTGCCACCGGTATTTGTTTGTCGATTAAATATAAAATAAATTTTTTTGTCTGTAATAAAAACGTTTCTAGCAACTGCGATGGCGATAATATCAATTTGTTACTCAACGTATCAATGTGATAATCTGTACAAATATGTCGCATTGTGAATTTTATCAAATCGCTGTCAATGTTATCAAACAAAAAACCTAATTCCGGCCATTTGTAATTATTCTGAAAATACGGAAAAATTTTTTCAATAATCTTGTCGTCGACAAAATAATCTTGACCGTAAACATCTCTGACATGCAGTTCATTGTTTGACGATTCATACACTAATTGAATACTTTGTCCATATCGTTTCACATCACCTTCCGGACAAAAATTTCCGTATAAATACAAACGTTTGGCATCGCTGGAAAATTGCGGCGATCGAAAATTGTGCAATTGTATGTTATTGTTCATCATATATTTGGAATGGTGTAATAATGTCCGGTTCATCACAAAACAACAACCAAGAACCTGTTCATCTTCGTCGACAGTTCCGACGTCACGAAATTTTTTATCCAACCAACTTTGCAAAGCAATAACAACACATTGGTGTAATATGCATTGTTGCAACAAATCGTTGTACAAACAACACACATAAGATTTTTTTTGATTTATCAGTTCGCCGATGTTCGGTACAATTTTTTTTTTTTGTTTACAATTTAGCACGTAAATTTCGTCTTTATTACACAATTTTTGGTATAAAAAATTAAAATCTGTTAAGGACATGATGAGTCGTCACAAACACCACTTTGTGCAAAATGACAAATGGAGAAAAATAGACAAACAACAACACTTGTATCAATTATTGTCCGTCAAATGTTATAGAAAATTTCACGAATGTCGAATATGTCTCAGTAATGTGTTGGCTGGAAAAATACCGTTAATAGCTGGTAATCGTTTATTGTTCACAAGTTTTATTTGTCACAATTGTGTTGAAAGCGGTTTAAAGTATAATCCAGATTTTTTAACAACAGATATATATCGTTCTCGTGTCATACAATGGTTCGATTATCCTTTCGACGTTTCGCAATGTCAAAAAATATTAAACATAAATCCGAACATTATGGACAATGACGAATGTTTGCAAATTTTACGTAAATGTCAACTTGATTCACAACATAAATATGTGTTTGACGATGTTGCAGGTCGAATAAAACGTATTTTTGGATTAAATTATTAATGTGTGATTTAAAAAACTCGTGAGATGTCGCATGTAGGGTCCAACACATTTGACAAGTTGAGATGTCGCGTTTGTTGGGCTCGAGGGTCCAACACATTTGACAAGTTGGGATGTCGCGTTTGTTGGGCTCGAGGGTCCAACACATTTGACAAATTAAGATTTCGCATGTCACATATGTACGACAATCCAACCTGACTGAAAGATGTCACGTTTGTTGGGCTCGAAGGTCCAACACATTTGACAAGTTGAGATGTCACGTTTGTTGGGCTCGAGGGTCCAACACATTTGACAAATTGAAACGTCACTCGTATATATGCTAGTTAACCAGACGTTTGTCACATTTGTTGGGCTCGAGGGTCCAACACATTTGACAAGTTGGGATGTCGCGTTTGTTGGGCTCGAGGGTCCAACACATTTGACAAATTAAGATTTCGCATGTCACATATGTACGACAATCCAACCTGACTGAAAGATGTCACGTTTGTTGGGCTCGAAGGTCCAACACATTTGACAAGTTGAGATGTCACGTTTGTTGGGCTCGAGGGTCCAACACATTTGACAAATTGAAACGTCACTCGTATATATGCTAGTTAACCAGACGTTTGTCACATTTGTTGGGCTCGAGGGTCCAACACATTTGACAAGTTGGGATGTCGCGTTTGTTGGGCTCGAGGGTCCAACATATTTGACAAATAATTTGAGCATTCAACACAATAAGATTTTAGATTTAAGATAAATGCAGACTATTGTTAATGATATGCATTACATAATTGTGATACTGATATTTGTTTGTATATTTTTTATATACATGTTTATTAACAATTTTACAAATTATCGTATTGACGATACTATAGACGACGAAATTACATTATTCAAAAATCTAGACACGGACATTTTGAAGCTACCGTCGGATGAGATAGTATTGGAAACAAATCCGACCACATGTCATACCGAATTGACGCCATGTACAACCGATGGCGATTGTTTCGAATGTCAAGAATTGTTGGCCAAATGTCAATCATTCGAAGAAGAAGTGCAGATCGAAATAGGATCGACGACTCTTGTAATTCCGCCGAACGAATCATATTGTTTGGCAATCGATGCTAAAAAAAGTCGGTCGTGTAACGTGTACACAGGAAAATGGGTACTTGTCGAAACAGATACAGGACTTGGGTTGATATGCAGTTGTTTGTATCCCGGTTTGGTCACACAGACAGATATATATTCGGATTGCGACGTATCGGTGGGTTGTAACAACGCTGGCGTGATTTCCAATCTGTATACATCGCCGTTGACATGCGATTGTAACGATGGTTATGTTGCCGATACTGCCAACGATCAACCCATATGTCGACCTCGTCAAATTAAAGATGTTATATACGATACGACGTTGTTTCCACGAGAACCTTGTCCGGATAATTACATCAGCGTTGCACATGACGGACTTGACGAATCGTATCGTCAACAATTTATTTTATCAAATATATGTATTCCCGATCCTTGCAGCATTGACCCCATAACTACCCAAACTATTAGCGGATATGGACAAATCGAATATAGATATATTGACGAAGATATCGTATATTTTTGTAATTGTTCCGCTCAAACCGGTGCTTTTGGTATTAACATAGGTGATTCAATGTTAAAAACAAATTCATATAATTTGAGCAATGCCTGCATTCAGCCTTTGTCGAAACAATACGAACTTGGCGACGATGCGTGGATAAAATGGTTTTGGGGTCGTTCAAACCCGTTAGATGTGTGTGACGTCGACTTCACGTTTCGTTTGGCAAAAACATATTTCAAAGATGCGTATCATCAAATATTACAGAACGTTGTCGGTGATATGGGTACGTTAAAATTTGCTCTTCAAGAAACATATTATAACACGAGCGTGGATAAAATTAATCATTTTACACGAGCAATCTCGTTGATGGAACGTACTTGGCAACCGGTTTGTTATAAACATTTTATTAGAGCTTGTACAGAAGACGTGTGTGTGTGGCGTACACCACGTACATTTTTAGTAGGATCAAAAGAATTTTTTACAGGTCAAAAATGTCAATTAAGTCGTTTGGAAGATCCGATAGTTATACCCGATCCCAACGACATATATGAAGATAGTACAGTTTATCCAATAATAGCTTACGGTCCACCAAAACATTACGATACCGCATTTCCCGTAGTATTTTACATATACAATGATATAACTTTTATAGGTTATTATCCAGGAAGTTCGTCGTCTTACGATCGAACTGTTTATCACATTAACTCGGAAATGATTACCGAAGACATCGACACGTTATCTTCTTTAATTTACACGTTCCCAAATTACAGTAGATTGTCTTGATACTCTAATTTATCGTAGTCGATGGTCTCATTACAATACAAAAGATTGCAATAACAAATTTTAAATATTTTGTAGATGTCTTTGTCTTGCAAAATGTTGTACAAAACGAGGTTAATTTCTTGAGAATGGATGTATACCGCAAACAACCCATCATTGTATGTCATATTTAACTTCGTGGTTGTAAAATTTTTAAATTTCTTCACGAAATTGTTTGGTAAACTGAAATTAAAATGTTGATATAATAAATATCCTCGTATATGACAATTTGTCATCAATAATTTGAATGTCAAATCCGTTGTGTCAAAAGACGAATTGGAAATATATTTCAGACATCCGTAAAAGACTTTGGATTTCAATATAATATTTTGTACAGATCTATCCACTTGGTTGAAATGCACGTACGTTGTCAATAATCGTTGTTTACATCTTTGAAAACATGAAATAAATTGTTTACGTATTTCGGCACTATTACCGGCGTTGACGGTTATTGTTATCGACACGTAGCTGTGAGTTGTGAGGTATTCGTATATCTTCGGAATATCATCCAATTCGTTAACAATCAATTCGACGTAACGATACGGTTTTTCGTTTATTGAAAAAGCTTTGGCCATTTGTGGTTCGTTGATCGGACCGCAAAGATTAACAGAACGTTTGACGTTGTTTGGTAAATGTTTCACAATTGCTTCTTTTATGTGAGACGGTAGTAATTGTATTTTTCTGTAAAAAATACGTTCAAATGAAATAAAATGACAATAATGTTATACGGACATTTTACCTTGTGATCGAACGACCGGAACGCTTGATAGCAACGTTCAATACAGTTCTTGGGGCCATTCCCGCCAAATTAACATTAATCAAAGAAATTGCTGTATATATAAACTAAGTTATCAAAACCTGATAAGATTATAAACTTTATCCATAAATGATATGTTGTCTGTTTTGATAATGGTTGAAATCATAATAAAAACAATTAAATCAATATGTTTCGTTATTTTTTATTTTGACACATCATAATCTTCACATAGTTGTTGTACATGATTTTCGATTCGTTGATTTTGAATTTATCAATGTTTTTTTTTGGTATCACCCTATGATTGGTCAACATTAAGATTGCGAAATACAAACTTTTTATAGTTTCGCATCGAAAAGTTTTGTATAATTTTTGGTCAAATACAATGTTTTTATTGTGAAACCAAAACCTAGTAAAATCATGATTATCTTCGCACAAAAGACGTGTCAAATAAACGGTGTTGTCCAAAGTTGTAATAAATTTAAATATATCGTAAAAATACGTTATATTGTGTGGAGACAAAGGTTCGATTGTCCTCGCATAATATTCTATACCAAAAGCATTTAATTTTTTATTTTTATAGGCTATTTTAAAAAATTGGTTAGCACATGCTCCTATAACAAGATATTCCAGATTGTCGAATGTGTTTTGTTGTTGAAAGAAATTAATAAACAACGTAGACATAGCTTCCACGTGTAAATGTAGCGTCGTTACGGAGGTTAATTTCGACAACATTTTTAGCAGAGTTGTTTTGTCGTCAGGAGCACAATACAGATTTACGTGAACACGCGTTGACAACGTTTTGCATAAATTTTTATATGTCGTAAGATTGTGTACAACGAGTTTGTTGTACGGGCACAATATTTGCTGCCAATCAAAATGCGTAGGTCCGTGATATAATATATTCCATTTTGTCAACGGGTCGACGTATTCAAAAATCAGGCGTATCAAATGCCAAGATTCGTTGTTTTTACACACTTCTTGCAAATTCCACATATTGATTGGCGTTTTTTTTATTTGTAAACAAGTTATATATCACAATCGGTTGTATCGCAATCACAAATATTTGAACAATGCGTACAAATATTCATACAATACAAATATTTAGTAAATATATGCCAGAAAGTACATGAAAAACGAAACATCGATTTTTTAACATTTGGTTTATTGTTATTATTATTCATATTTATACTCTTAGTCAATACATTTGTCGTTTGTATACATTTAGATATGTGTAGTCATTTAAATCTTCTCAAATATATTTTGAAAATATCATTCTGAATATTTAATATATCGGAACCTTGGTACTGTTTCTTTCCACAAAAGTACCTTTGATTGTCAAATAAACAAAAATCAGAGTTGAAATCAACGTGGATGCATATGTCGTCAAACATGATATCTGTTGAATGCAAATATAAATTGTTGTTTATTTGTGTTATGCAAAATGGTCGATTAAGATTATTGCATTGGGCAATAATGTATTGACTTTGATCATTGGTTGTATATGTTATGTCGACAACAAACGTCGAAATATTTTTGCATAATAACAACAATTGGAAACCGTTTGGTAAACAAAATTTTGACAAATACAAATAATTCAATTTTTTACATAAAATTTCATAATTACACAATAAAGTTGCGATGTCGGTGCAAGTTTTATTTACGCATAAATAATTGCACTTTGGTATATACGAAAAATGGTTATATAAAATTTCCTGCAGAGTTTCGAAAATATTGAAACAGCAATTGAGTTCGACGTAATCTTTTTGATGCAAAGATGCGCACATTTGCGCAAGGCCTTCTTTGTTTTTGTACGCAGTAATTTTTTGAAACGTTTCCGGTTTTTTTAATGTTGGATCAAAAAATATAGGTCGTCCACATAGCAACAGACCAGCCACAGCGTCACCAAATTCCCTGTATTGTTTTTTCCGTTGATTTCTGCTGATCGTTTTCTTTATAGACGATGACCTAAAAAATAAAAAAGTACGTTATAAAGAATAATTGATGGTGTATATATATTTAACGTACATTTTGGTTCGTTAATGTAAGTTGCGAGGAGAAGACTGGATCCACTTTGCACAGCAGTCCGATTTTTGAATTAATATACACACCTGCGTAATGATAACACTATGCTGACCCCCACAATCGACATCGATTACACGTTCATTTGGTATATTGATAACCGTGGGCAGATAGACATCTTGAATGCTGTCTAAACCTAATTGATGATTTGATCCCATACCCCAAGCATATACATTGCCTGTAGAACACATATTGGGATAAACTGTTTTGATTGTGACTTGCGATAACGAATAATTAACAGCGGAATTTTCGATATCTTACCTGTGTTATCTATACAGAAAGATTGTCGATCGCCAGTTGAGATTTGAGTGACATTTTTTATCGTATCAATATGATTGATTAATACGTGTTGAGTTGCTAAACCCAGTACTCCGTAATCGGGACTACCACATGACAATATATCACCGTCATCTGATAGAAATAATGTATGATTTTCACCACCCGATATTTTTACGATATTATGTTGAATATTCGACAAACGTGTCATTTCTTGGCAATCGTTGTCATTGTGCGCTGCAAAACGTAACACATTTTGTAAATTTATTTTCTCATCAATACAACGTAACAATTTACGAAGTATTTACCCAATTGTCTACAATTATTTAATCCACATGCGTATATTTGTCTATTACGTCTACTTTTAGCAAACGTAGCATACGTTGACGTCCACACGTCCTCGTAATTACCACCGTTTATCATATGTGGTTTCATCTCATCTCTAAATCGTAAACATCTAACGCTTCTACCAAGTTGATTTTGGTCGTTACAACCCATAGTATATACTCTACCACGTTTTGACAAAAGCGCAAAATGGTCGGCCCCAGAAGTAATTTTAACGATATGATCATCGTTAAAATAAATTTTCGGACTTGGGTCTTCGGAGTTTGATAAAGTCAAATATGGTCCGAACGAATTCTGCAAACAAATAATTTTTTGTTTCATACACAAATACACGTATATAATAATTTATACGAGAATAAATTTTAAAAACAAATACCCTAATCAAACCACACGCTGCAACGGTACCGCTGGCATATAAAAATACCGTATGACAATCTCCGCAGCTTATGTCGACAACTTTTTCGGGTAGATTTAATCTTGTTGGACACGCTTCGTCGTTTTCATCGTTTGTTTTACGACCAAGCGCAAATTCGTCGTTACAGCCAAACGTGTAAACGTTTCCCTTACTGTCCAAACACACTGTATGCAAACCACCGGCACGTACTTTCACAATATTATTCAAATTTTCCAATTTTTGAAACTTTGTTAAATTTACAACATTGTTGATTCCGAGTTGACCGGCAATGTTTTCACCACACACATATACGTTTGTTTTAATTTCCGCCATTTAAATTGTTATAATATTCTACATATACTTGATTTTTATTGTTATATTCAATATAAACAACATATATAAACGAAATAACCAGTATTATGGTAATAATTATTAAAGCGTAACACAAAGTTAATAATTGATAATAAAACAATTGTCTATCGATTTTTGAAAGCCGCTCGACAAATGTTTGTGTTTGCGTAGTTTCCATTAGGACCAATAATAACGATAAGGCTTTCTTTTTATATTAACGGTGGGTGTGTTAATACCACTCTTACGCAATTCGTTTTGCAAAAATTCATCGGCAATTGCTTGTGGAAGCAGAGTGTTGCAAATATCGACGTTTGGTGGTATTATTCCTGTTGGTGTAACAGTTTTATTTGTACCGTTACAATGGACAGATATACCGCAATTTTTCGATTCGTTAATATTTGATATTATTTCATAAATTTTTGGTATCACACCGTAATCTGTTATCAACACTTTGTAATAACTTATCATCTTCATCAAACCATCTATGTCAGAATAATCTGAATGTAAATGTTCTTGTATTAATTTCAATATGGACAATTGGCCGTTAGTCACAATTGTTGGACATAATCCACCAGCTTGTTGAAATTTTAGCAACCTGCGCAATCTTTCAAATTTCAAAGTTTTCACCACTTCTGACACAATTTCGTCGTTTAAATTCAGTATATATGTGCTATGTCTATAACGACTTAGTAATATCAACAGACGTTTGACGTTTAAAACAATTTTTGATTTATCCAACGGTCTTTTTGCAAAACAAACGTTAAAATTTTTATACTGTGCATTGGCTATCAAAAAGCTGTTCTCTAAAATGTTGTCACCGTTTAATTTGACATACTTTGGAGTCAAACGAAATGTTGGTTCTTGTATTGGGCAATACGCCATACGCTGAAACGAAAAACCGCTTCGACAATCATATAAAAAATTTGTAAGAAACCCACTATATACAAAAGTTCCCAACGAACCAAACGTGGTTATCGGTTCTATAGGAGTAATGTACATAACTACAACGTTTTGAAGAACACCATCGTCGTGTTGTGTTGTTACCAAAGTTTGTTTAAAAATAGTCTCAAAATCGTCGAGTATTGATACATCTTCTTGTAAACTTAAAATTACACACAATGTGGTAGTTTCTTTGGGGATTAATGCTGGCAATTTTCGTGCTTCGTTTTCGATCATATTCTTTGTGGGAAAAAGATAAGTATCGCTGATGTAGACATTATCCAGTTGTCCGCAAATAGTCATTTTGTACAAATTTTATTAACTTGGGTGATATAAAATTCAAATTATAATACAAAAAATTATAATCGTTCAGAGTCGCTATAGGACCATCTTTAGCAAACCACAAACATGTTAATGTACAAACCAAAATTATTGCAATTAACAACAATGTTTGCATTACGCGTTAACTTCGTTATAAATCTTATTGTACAAAGAAACTAAATTATCTTTTACACATACTAGCATAATATTTGAATATATTGTAGGGGTATAACTCATCAAAGTGTAATCGTCATCGCAGACACAATTGTCAACGCTAATATTTTGTACCGTAAGATCGATATCAAAGGTTCCATTCTCGCAAACCACCGGCCTTAATTCATCGTAATCATCGAACAGATCTCGATACAACGATATGCAATCTTTCCTGATTAATTCCGACGTACTGGTATATATTGTAAACAATCCGTGTTTTTCGTTGCAGTCAACATTGCTTTGTTGATTCTCATTCGTTACCGTAGAACAAAAACCCGACAAACATGTGTGTTTATTACCGATACTGGTCACACTGCAATAATCGTAGCATTGCGAATCCGTCACGCAAGGTATTTTACTGTCGGTGCAATTGTAAATTGTGCGATTAAATATATTTACGTCAACTGTGTCATTGTTGTTTCTATCTTTGTTCTGTAATTGTTGTACAAAAAGAAAAGTCAAATAATAAATTAAACATAGAATTACCGTTGCAAATAAAAGTAATATCATTGATTCTAGGTCGTGTACACCCCTGAATTATTACACAATATATGGACAAACGTGTGGATGAATAACAAAAGATATTGGTATTTCAAGACGGAGGATACTTGGACCTCAAAACTCACGTTTAATTCTTTTGACAAATTCCTATTGTATGTGATGAATATGAATGTTGAATGCATCAATGTTAGAGAATTGTCACACGAAAATTGTCGAGAATGGATTATTGATATAGATAGCGATGCAACCGACGACGATACCTTAAATCTACAGAACAACGTTGCAATCAAAACTTTACAAAAGTTCTACATCAACGGTAACAACAAAATGTATACGTCTGGAAATAGAGGTTTACACTTATGGTTGGACAAAGAAATATTTTCTCCCTGGACATCTAACAACGATCGTATCGCTTACGCTGGTTTGATGGACAAAAACAAAATTGACGAAGCGCAATACAATTTACAAAATCATGATTCTTTCTACGATTGTTTTCTTCAAGCTTTACAACATCCAGACATTATACCTCATTTGTCAAAATTTGTCGCAAATTTATCCAAAAACGTTAACGTGTCAAAACACATTATTGCAAAATTGTTTCCAAAAATAGATTATGCTTTATTTACATCTATTCACAGAGGTTGTCGCGTACCTTTGTCTTACAATCCCAAAGGTAACAAGTACAGTATAGAAATAATATGATATTTCATCAAAACTTGATCATTTTTGTTGTGTCGATACTTTGTGTTTTTCGATAAACACAACTACACTCAGAACTCGACAATAAAACGCATGTTGATGTTATCGGGTCATATTCGTATCCAACGTCGCAATAAATCTGTTCGTTAATACTACAATCAAATGCCGAATAACAATCAAATGGATGTTCGACCAAACCTTCGTATCCAACGGGACATATTAAAGATTTCAATTTGTTTTTATTGTATTTATGCAAATTTGATATTCGTATGAATAGAAAGATCTTGACAATTAACGTGATTATCAATAAAATATGACTAATAGAAAACAACTCTTTCCACATTTTTATATGACTTATCACCTTTATTATTCATTGATTGTGCATTTTATAAATAGGTATGTGTTTGTTTACATTGTTATCTTGTTCAATTTTATACCTAAACGTAGACATTAGCAATTTAGAACTTACACCTTTACCCAACGCAAAATAAACCGTATGATCAATCATCGACAAAGCGTTTTTTTTCTCATTTTCATTCACATGTATATATAAATGCACAAAAGAATGTTCAAGAATAATGTACATGAAAAAAAATTGCAGTATTTCATTTTCGTTGATTTTATCAGAAGAAGCGTCGTTGTTGTTTACATTGCACGCGATGTCGTCGTATAACGTTGTAATTAAAACATCGTTATCATCTTCTCGATAATGTATGGCTGTTTTGCTTTGTAACAAATTTAATATAGATTGTCTATCAACGTGGCACGTGATTTTTGGCAACTCTGTGACAACAACATCTTGATTGTTGCACGATGCTGGTGTGAATACAACATACTCGTGAGGAATTGCTTGAGAATAGGTTTTATAAAACATAGCGGGGACCGGCTGGTTTACCGTTATTTTAAAAATAAACGATAAAGAGATATGTATGACAGTGAACATTATATCTTCGTACGATGTCTGTGTAAATATGTCTAGCAAAGACAATCCTTTCATATGATGCCATAAAATGTTTATATAATCTACCATTCGGTTTTTTATCAATATTTCGTGACGATTTCCATTTTGTCGAGTAATTCTACGTTCAATGTCTGCAATATTAATGTTAGTGACCATTGAACTTTTGTCATTTTCTATCGACGCGGTCGTTCGAAACATTATAGTTACTTATTCTATCCGGTTGAAGCGTGAGGTGCGACATTACGCATCAGATTATTTAATGGGTTTCCAGTTGCTGTTCTGGTTGCGGCTGTTGTAGTTGTCGTCGTGTCTGTTCCAGACGACGTGTTTAGACTAGTCATGCTTCCGTTCGTTGAACTTGAGTTTACGCACAATATGACGATAATAATGATGATAATCAACAATATAAAACCCATCCATCGGTACCCCCTGCGACGCTATCAAACCCAAATCCAGAAGCTGCGTCCATTTTACGAATATCGTCTTATTACTTACAAAGTTGCATTATGTATGAATCTTTCAACAATTTTTGCATAATTTTTCGCATCAACGACACTTTCCGATAATACATTTATAATTATTAAATTTTCAACCATTGCGATGCCGCACAATGATATCAATACCATAACACCACCGATTACAATTTTTATCAATTTGATCAACTGACAAGATTTGCTTTCTTGATCGTAAGACAAATTTACCTGCAAACCATCTATCGCGTCGGTCATCATTAATTTACTTATAATAATTTATTTGTCGCATATTTACGCATAAAGAATATCATTGTATTTTTAATCATAGGGCTGTTAAAATTTACAAATGGTTCCGTTTTCACTTCAGGTGACGAACATCTTATCAAAATATAAACAACCATTTCAGATCGGGTCGTAAATCTTACGAGATACAAATCACGTACAACGTGATATATTAATGTTGACGCGTATCGTCTCAAGGTATTATGATACACTATGAATTTTTCGTCGAACTCTAAGACAGCCACGCTGCCAAATATTTGTTGCGACAATAATAAACAAACACCGTATGTAGAATTTATGAACGCATTAGTTGTTCCAGCTATTTGAATTCCAAATTCAGCCGGCAGCATAACGTGATACGAATGAACGGGTAACATTTCGACAGGCAAAGAAATTTTACCTATTTCGATAACATTACGCGTGATTCTATCTACAAAATACGTATTCTTTATACTTTCAATATTGTCACCATATTGAGTAATCACATAATGTAGCGACGACGCGCTTTGATATTCTGTTAGATAATTTTGCAAAGTCACCGGAACTGTTTTTATATTAAAAATATAATCTCTCTGCGTCAATAATATAGTAGAATTACTTGCACCGATTTCTTTGGACACAATAGAACGAAAATCGTGTATAGTAGTGGCGTGAAATTTTTTACGCAAAACATTACGATATGATCGAGGTATCAGAACAATGCCGCTGTAGAAGTTTTTGTATCTCAACGCATTTTGCAAACGTTCCAAATGTGACCTAAAATATTCTACCACGTTTTCTCCAAAAAGATACAATCGTTTGGGATACGTATCTATGTTACAAATATTTTCACTTTTCCAATCGTGCAACACAATGTCAAAAACGTATCCAAAATTACCATTATAAATGGCAGCATGTGCAAAATTTCCACCTTGATGTGCATATTTTTCTCGAAACTTTAGATACAAATCTGCGGTAACTGTTTTTAAATGGCTGACATTTTCTACGTAGCAATTTGTACAATATATTGACGTTCCATTTTCGATTTGCAAAGAATTTTCGACAAATAATTTACTTTGTACATCGTACGTGACAATTTGTTCGATATGCAATTTATTTGCTATAAACGGTTTGCTGATAATTTTATAATTCGTTAATTCCAGCATGTTGACATAATCTATATATTTGTCGACAATTTTTTGATCCAAATCTTGTAATCGTGACCAAATACCGGATTTCCATATATTTATAAAAGTCGCAGTATCATTATCAACACCAGTAGTGTCTGTTTCAAAATACGTGTGAAGAAACGTGTGATCCATATCTATTGTCATTTTAGTTAAAAAAAAAATGGAAATCGAACGAGAAATTAAATATGAATTACAATGCGACCAAAAGCGAGCTTATGATATTTATAAAATGGTACAAAATGACAATTCGTTTGAAATTGTGGAAAGTTATACGGATATACGAGATAGTGGTAATAATAGAACACGGTTGATGAACGAATCAAACGATTTGAGTCGTGATTTAAAAACGATTAAAAAAAAAGTAACAGAAAAAAACGTTATGACATACATACACGAAGATTGGATCATGCATATGTCGAACACAACGTCGATAGAAGAAAAGTCTAAAATTTCAGGTGAAATATATGATATATGCCGCGTTAACGTGTACCGAATGATAGGTTTTTCCAGTGTTGAAATCAAATTCGAAGAAATTTTTATGAATAGAAGTAGATCTTGTTATAACGGTATACATGGTAATAACATTGTCAAAACTTTACAAAAATTAAATACTATGATAGACGACGGCATGGTAGTTTATTTGCCTGAAAACAACGTTCGTATCGGAAGTGATGAAATAATGTTGCGCATTCGCGTTGAACTGGAATACGAATACAACAACCCGAGCGAACAAAATTTTGCGGAATTTAGCGAAGTCGTCAAATGTTTGTTAACATATTTACACAAAGATATTCATTACACGTTGCATGTAGCTCACGATGAAATGTTTAACAAAATCAAATACAGAAACTTCAAAAAAACATTATTATCGACACAAATTACCAACGGATCGAATTACGAGTGGTATGCCAAAAAACTCGACGGAATACGATGCAAAGGTATAACGTTAAACAGTTCTATGCGAACAAACGACAATAATTTCGAGGATATACAAATATTATATATACTTGGAGACGATAGAAAATTTTATACGATCAAATTGGACGAATCATTGACAAGTCAAAAAAATGTTAGTTTAGGGTTGCAATTAGAACAAATAAACAACGAGTTGTTTTACATCACTGATATATTGACTATATTTATTGTAGATTATAATAACGTTACGCAATACAATTTGGATCATAACAACAAACAAGATATTGATTTACGCACGGCGCTGACCTTATTACCTAAATTACACGATAACAAACACGTAAAAATACAAAGGTATTACAAAGATTGTTTATCGGAACAAAATGTGTATAATTACGAAACACAAACGATTCCTACCGACGGTTTGATAGCTGTGACGTCGGATTACGAATTACATAAAATTAAATATGTTGTAACTTACGAATTAATGTACAAAGGAAATAATATTTTTACAGATCGAAACGATAAAAAATACAAAGTAGTGTTAGATGTACAATGTAATGTCAACAGTATATACGAATGTGTTGTAACTCATGATGTTGTCACCAAAGTTGTGAAAGAAAGAAACGATAGATATTTTCCGGATGAAATCTAAATAAAATGAGGTGTTTTCCTATGTTTAATAATTTCTGGATTTGTTTCAATGCTCAACCTATAAAAACCATCCCCATCCGTATTTTCGTAATATTTGTCCACATGACGAGAATGAAAAATTTTTTCACATTCGACCAAACTTACAATTTTAGGACTGATTAAAATATTGGTAATGGTACTGCTAACGTGAATCATGATATTTTTTAGATTTTCTACGCTAATCCACAATTCTGGATTGTCCGTAAATTTTACGTTCAAAATGTAATCTATGGCATCGGCACACATATTTACAATAGCGACTGTTTTTACGTTATTTTTCATACGAGTTGACAATTTATTTCTGGTGTAAATTTGATTCGTTTTTGCGTCTTTATAATACATTAGAACATACGAAATTAATATCCTGAACGATTTGATTATATCTATAGGTTCGTCGGGATATTGTTTGGCGATAAAATGGTCATAAATACTACCATCAAACTTTACTTTTTTCACAAACACGTGGTCGTAATAGATAATTATTAAACGATTTTCTACAGCTTTGTCAAAATTTTCAATTTCTAACATACGATTGTTGCATATCAATGGTTTGTATTGTAAGGTGATTTTTTGACACGACGAGTGTGCGTGTCGAACCACTACTTCTTTACTCAAATCGGCAATATTTTTAATATTTTCGGCTGTTGTTTTATGAACTTCGTTTATTTCGTACAACTGACATATTGCGCGTGAAAATTCCATTTCAGTTGGTCCATTGCCTCTGTTGTCGATAAAATTGTTGGCCGGCATTTTTACCGCTATTTTACCCAACACTTGTACAAAAGACGTTTTACCAGCATTGCTTGAACCAGTTAACGTGACAATCAATTTTTCATAATTCTGCGGAATATTTAAAGATGCGCCGAACATCATCAAAAACCACACGTGATCATATGCAAAGTTATTTGCGATAAGCATGTAACAATATGCGGTGGCTACATGTAACATGTGTGGGTTTGTGGTGTGATCCATAAATCCTGGTATACGTGTGAATACACAACGCATGTAAAATCTAATCAACCATTTCAATGTTGTTTCGTTATGTGCAGGTAATATCAATTTGTCTTTCCAGACGTTGTATATACCAAGAAATTTTTTGATCTTTAAAAATTCTTGTTTAGGGTGTATTGTATTGGATTTGAATTTTTTTCGGGACGGATCAATACGATTTTGCGTTAATAATACATCTTTTGAACACAATGTATTGTTGCAAATGTTTTTAATTAGTTTTCCTATATGACTGACTTGAGTAAACTTGCGAAGATTTGTCATAACATCGTCTCGACGTGTTATCAACAATTTTGTCGATATGTTTGAGACATGTTCCCCTAAATCACGTACTAGTTTATCGTCATTATTGTCTGACAAATATATGATTAAAAATAATATATCGCTGTGAGCCGAACATAATGCGTATTTGACCAGTACTTGTAAAGTAACATCTGACAATTTAATGTCGTCACGAGATAACAAGTTTGTCAATTGAGGAGCTGCAAATTTTATTATAGCCAACAAACACGTTGTTGAATATAAATATATGTGATTAAATACGTTCACAATTTCTTCGATATTTTCGTTTGTTATTATTATATCGTTACCAACGTACATTGCTAATCGCGACAACGCACAAATTCGACGCATTTTACGCGACACGTGTGCAGCGTGATATAATTCCAATGCCAGCGTTTCAACGTCTCCGTTATTCATTAGATTGTCAAAGAATTGTTTAGGTAAATTGTAGATTTGTTTTCTTTCAGGTGCACATATAAACATTGTGTTGGCTATTACGAAAGGTGCAAAATCAACAAATTTGTTCGTGACCGTATTATAGACACCGTGTTCCGTAACGTAAACAAATTTTGAATTATTAAAACATATATCGGGCAATGTTGACACGTTTGTTGATTTAAATGCAATTTTTGAACAATCGTCGTGAGATCTGGATTTTGTCGCTTGTTTGAAATATCGTTCTGAAAAACAATATACAGAATCTTCTGTTTTATAAACGACAAACCAACCGTCGTATGATATTTTGAAATCGTTGTCAAGTTGTTTAACAATATAATCGGACAATTCCCAATTCTGATATTTAACGTAACAATTAATTTTTAGGGCAAAAAAAGAACTTAAAGAATGGTCTGATATAAATTTAAAACTGTCACAAAACACTGCAAACAATTTATAATCTAAATCGAGGTAATTTTTAATTGTCTTTGATAAATCAATTGCAATGTCATTGGCAGTAAAAAGGATTTTTACTACCAAATTGAGAAATAATTTATGTTCGCTATTTTCACATATTACGTGAACTTTTCGCAATTTTTGAAATACGTAGGCTAGTAAATAATCGAAACAATCAAATTTATTATTTACCATAAATCTTGCGGTTTTTGCATATGGTCCAACAACGTCATTCCATTCATTCGTTAACACTATCAATTTGTTTTTTAGCCCTGTTTCAAAATCGGATAACAAAGTTTCAAGATGTTTTGTTAATTGTTGTTTGTGAATCGAAAAACCTTGTTTGTCAACAAAACTGGTGTTCACAGACATTTGTTCCTGAGCTATATCGATATAGACAACATCTTCAACGTCGTCCATGTATTTTATGGCGTTTGCATCTAATTTAAAATATTCGTTTACGGATGTAATGTTTTGATACGTAAATACTTCTTGTTTGATAAATTTGAACACATCTTGGTACTCGTTTTGTAAAATCAATTTTTTGCCATGAAGCAATGTCGAAGTCGTTTCGCCTTGTGTAAAAGTTATTAATTTTGTCAATTCATTATTTGTGTAGTCTATTTCTGAATTTATAAATATATCCACATTGTTTTGATTGATTATTTTCAATTCAATGTCAAAAATATTACGCTCAATTGACTCGTTTTTCAAAAAAAACAATTTAACGTTTCCCAAATTTTTATGTTTTGGTAAAGGTATGTTTAATACAATTTGTGCGAAATTTTTCGACATAAAAAGAAACCAGCCCAACGCTGTCACTTTTATGTCAAAGCATATAAGATAATCGCCGTGTGAATCGAATTTTGGTTCATAATCTACGTTTGTATATTTTGACAAATTTTGTTGCACAAGTTGTTTGATTTGTGGGAATTGATCACAATTTTTCATTACAAACGGATGAACGAGCATTTGTTCAAAATTGACACACATTGTGATGTCATGATTATGTACGTCTACATCGTATAACGCAGATGACAAATTTTCTGCTAATTTTGGTGAATGTAATTTTGAAACGATATCGTGTGTTTTAACATAAATATCATCCGTTGAATATAACGTATGTTCGTTGTTGACGTTGACGACGTTTGACACGGTTTTTAAAAGATCCGATATGTTAATCGCCATGTTAGCATTAGGTGTGTTGCTTCTATTATTAATAACAACAGGAATCTATTTTGCAACTGAATTTAATCCGTACGAACGTTTGCGAAACACTGTTACAAAATCGCACAAAAACAGTTTGTTTTATGGAACAGAGATAGAAGTGTACGATGATAAAAACGTGAATGGTATTAGCAGATTATTATTAATAAAACCGACAAATATAATTGTATATAACAGAGATAACACGGTATATGCGTACTTGCAAAATTCTGTTGGTTCAACTTGCGGTAGAAACGAATATCAAGTGATAGCTATTAATCGTGATAATATATCTGACGTAACTGATGGTATATTCAAGATTGTATGCACAACGATATCAGATTATAATTTACTTGAATATTTTATTAACGAAACACCTGTATTGACATTAAACCCAACCTACGACACAGAATTGTTCACTATTGTCGATGTAATAAATTATTGTTTATTGAACGGTGTGTTAAACTTCAATTGACATATCGTATGCGTTTAAATTTGTTACTATAATATCGTGGTACACACACCAGTCGTGTATCGGTTTTTTGGCTTTTTTACACTGAATAAAAAAATCATAATTTATTTGGTTTGATTTTTTGTCATCAACAAGGGTAAACGATTTGAAATAATACAAACACTCTGAATTGAGATATTGTGTAACAACAGTGACCGATTTCGGCAAATTCGACATATCTTTGACAATACTTTCAACTAAAAAAGATCTTTTTTGCTGGTTGTTGTTTTCAAAATTTGCCGATCTTCCACCGCAGATAATCGACGTAAACAAAGACGTAGGTAAATTTATTTCTTTCAATGATTTTTCAACGTGTTCGGCATTACCGTACGACCATAAAACCAATATATGATTTTCAGCCAATTTATGTAAAGAATCGATTACAGTATGACACCTCAACTCTGCGGGGATACTGTCTGTGATAAGAGTATTGTCAAGGTCAAAAACTATAACGTGTTTGACGGGTGAATATAGACCAATTTCTTGTATACTGGAAACATCTGAAATTTTGTATTTACACCATTCTGACAAAGATTGTACATGAGCAATCGAATTATCGTCGTCTAAAACAAACGCTGGTCCACAGTTTTGTAATTCAAAAGCTTTACGCATATATTTACGTATCTCTCTCATATCGTCTTTTGTCATAAATTTCTCGTAAATCACGTTATCCAACGACCAAATTTGGGCCAAACGATTTACAAAAATTTTGATTTTGGTATCGGCAAGAATTTTAACCACAATGTATTTAATGTAATTTGACACGTCAAACGAATAAGTATTGTTTAGCGGTGTAAATGTTGTCATATATAAAACGTTTTCTTTTTCTTTTGCATTTACGTTAATTAAACACAACCATGAATCCATCTTTTCAATTTACCACAACACCTTGTACGCTCAAAGATATTGAGAATATTTTTTTTCAATTTCGCGAAAATAAATCTTGGTCACAATTAATATCGTACTTAAAATCCGAACAACCGAAATGTGTGAAAACTTTTAATCTCACTAATACTGGTCATCGGTATCACGCATTGTGGGCTTACAATCCAATATCGGACAAACGTGAGAAAAAACAAATATCTTTGGATGAACGAAAGATTGAACAGATGCATCGTGTGACAAACAACAACGCTAAATTGTATTCCGAAATTAGAAAATCCGGAATTGATGATAACACTTGTCCGTGCGAAACTATAAACGAATATTTGCTAGAAATCAAATCTTTTAAAAACGCACGCGGTCATAAAAATTTTAATCAACCACCGGCAAAATTAACGCCGAATTTGATGGGAAATATCTTGAAAAATTTTACCATCAATTTATTATTGGACAAAAAAACTAAAACAAAAATTGTTAGACCGACAAAACATTCAACGTTTCCTGCGATTATTGATATTCCGTTGAATATGCATGTAAAATATGCTGGACACTCAACGATTAAACAAACATGTGTACACGAATCTTCTGGCAATACTATAGAAATACAAAACAGAGCAATGGACGAAATGGTTAATATTTATACCACGTGTTCTAAATGTAATGAAAAATATAAAATACAATAAAAATTGTTTGAATTTTGTTTTATTGATTACCAAGACAATGGATTGTTAACATGACATTTTATTTCTACTGGACATATGTTATGTAATATAATTTTGGAACAATTGTACGGCTTCATATTGGCGTCAAAACATTTGTTCATCTGTAAAACACATTTTTTGTCAAACTGATACAATTTTGACAATAAATTTTGCAGGCACGATTTGTTTTGGTGAATTTTGCAGGAATATTTATGTTTTAAATATGTGTGGAGTATAAAACGTCGGTGAAATCTTTCGGAAGTGGGTCGTTCGTCAATCATGTTAAGTGCATCGGAAACGCACGGAGGTAATAGTTTGAATGTTTTTTGTATGATTTCCAGCGGCGGTCCTTGTTGTTGATCAAAACACTCTGTCCACTGGTCCGTGTTTTCAACTTTTTCCGGCGAAACTTTTGACACAAAAGCTGGCAATTGTCGTATTTTATCCACATACACAAACATTCGTGTCTGATCCATTATATGAAGAGGTGTAAGTTTACCGGGATATAACGTATAATGTATCCATATACATGTTGCATCGTCATCGACAGCTTTTTGATATTCTTCCAAATTTTTGACGTATTTGCATTTATCCATGTTAATATGTTTTACGAATATTTGGACAATTCAAATTATTTGCTTCACATATATTTTGTAGATGGGTAAACAAAGTGTTTTCAATATCCGTAACTTTTTGTGCAACTTTTTTGTCGACTTGCATGTTTAAATGGTCTTTGAGTTTGTGATACGTTGTGGATCCAGCCGCTGTTTCTTCTCTTAAAAGTTTATCGTCAATACTCCTGATAAGATGTCTATCGGTGGGTGTTATCTTTGACATATTTGTCGCAGTGTTAGAACCTGTCGCAGTGTTAGAACGTTTTATCGTGTTGTAACCAGATTGGCGATTCTGATCACCACGAGAATAATACATATTTGACTTATATTGTAACGCTAAATACGATCGAATATCAATAGATATACGATTATATGCAGACGCATGTTACGACGAAGATCTGTCGTATAGATATGTTAATCTGGAACCAAAATCAGCTTCTTGTCGATAAGTCAATTCATCCCGACCGATTTCGGTTCGACAAGCAAATCCTTTTATCTCGACCTGATTAGCTGCGTCACCTGTTGTATTAAAAATATTCGGAGGACAAAATAATCTTACGCCTGAAATTTCCAGCTTAGACACGTTGTCGGTCATTTTCAAGCAATCCGTCCTAACTTTGTAAACGTTATTATCATAATCGGCTTGGTTAACAATACTGGCACATATACTGCTGGAATCGCCACTCGTGACGTTCATCATACGAGTTTCGTCGTAATCCCCGCAATCGCACGTACCGTTGACAAAATCGGGTTTTACGTCTGTGTGTGCATATTGGACATTTGTGCAGACATTAGGCAAACATTCTATTTCGTTATACGGATTGACAAACATTAGATTGTAATTGATATCTAACGCGTTACATATGACAACAAAACGACGTGTACCATCGTCCATCAATTCATCCCATGACGAGCGAAATGTGTTGCGTGTAATATCCACTTCGTTTTCTAACAATTTGTCATATAATATGTTATATTGTTCGTATCCAGGTAATATCATATGTCCGTGCTGCCTACCAGCTATCTGTACTGAGTTTGCCTCGCCGGCGAAAAAACGCGGATCTTCCGCAATACACGACCACGTGTTCACGCTGTACAAAACAATAGATGTTTCTCTGTTGCATTTGGTAGGTAAACTTGTCGTCGTACAATAACCACCCGACGACAATTGACTACCGTTCACGACAAATATGTCATTTTCGTTGATATAAAAATACGTTGATGCGTCGGTATTGCAAATAGATGAACAATCGAACGACGAACTCTCAACGTTGGTCACTTTTACAGGCGCTGAAAAACATTTGTTTTCCACTGTTGCGTAATCAAAACTGTTATTGATATTTATATTTGGTAAGTTTTCTAAAGGAACATATCTGCTATTTGCTAACGTTGCTGCGATATTTTCAACATTCTCTTCAATCGTATCAACATATTCTTTTTGTACGTTTACGACATCGTACACCGTATACAATAATGGTTTCGTAAAAATATACAGTGATATGATTATTATCAATACAATTATCAAATACAAGTACAGCATTGAGAATTGTTACCAGCTAGCTCTACTATTTATTCTATTGCTATTTCAAACGGATCATTGTATATTTTGTTTAAAAAACCTGTCCGTCTTATATTGTTTATAGATCTGTCGAGAAAAACAGATTTAACAGGGTCGATCAAATGATTGTGCACATCTGGATATATGTTACCATAAAGCGTTAGGTATAAAGGCATCAATAAAGTATCGTCGTAATATAATATTTTACCCTCTAATTCATCGGTTACATAATAAATAACGGACGAACTGTCATTTTTACCTATGTTAGTAACGGATGTTTTCACAATACCTTTGCACATATCGCTCTTAACGAGTTCGGTAATCATGGTTTCCGAGACATAAACTGGCAAAGAATTTTCCCTTTTTTCTCTAGTCAAAACAATTTGAAATAACTCTTTGTCAACTGAAACCGTTATACTATTGCTACATCTTCTAGCACGTTTGTTCAAATAATCGCATTTGTAATGGTATACAACGGCATCGCCCCCTTGTTGTGCAAAAATAAAACAATAATCTGTTTCTTTGTCATCGTTGTCAATAAACGCATAGTTGTTGTTATTATGCAAAAACGTTTTTTTAGAAAAACTCATTGTAGAACGGATGACGTTAAATTGCTTATCGTATCGTTAATTGTCGATTCTGCCGTTGTTAATATATCTGATACATTGGAAACACCAGTATTTATCGCCGTTATAATTGTAGCCTCGTTTGTACCAATCAAATCTGTAATTGTATTGGTTGTATCCGTCAATGTGGAAGTTAATGTATCGGTGACGTCAGTTACACTTGACGTGACCGTATCAACTGCATTTGTCAAGCTTGTAGTAACGGTACTAATAGCGTCTGTTATATTCGATGTAACTGTGCTGGTCGCTGTGGAAATCGAAGACACTATCGCATCGGTAGAATCTGTTACAGCTGAAGCTAACGTAGTTTCCCCAGTTTCGATCAGAGTTTTCGTATTTTCAACAGCAGTATTTGCAGCAGTACCAATAGTTTCGATGTTGTTTGCAATATTCGATGACAAAGCAGACAAAGCTGCGCTACTCGTTTCGTCAACGTTTTCAATCTGAGTTGTGACAGATTCGACTATCGTTTCTATAACCGTAACTGCCTTATCTTCCAATGTTTCCAAAGCTTTATTGGTCGCATCGGCAATGTTATTAATAGCAAGTTGTACTGATGTTACCAAAGCTTCGTCCACATTAGTTTTCACATCGTTCAATAACGCAATCGCATCGTTTTTAATAGTTTCAATTTCGGCTATACTATTGTTGGTTTGTGTTTGCAGACCAATAGAAATATTTTGCCCAGCTGAACGCAAATCGTTTTGCAGAGTGGAAAAACTATCTTCGGCTATTAATTCTATTTGTTTAATAGTGTCGTTAGCCGTTTCCTGTATTTGTTCTTTTATTTGCGACAACACGTCGTCTACGTCATCATTTACAGGTGGAGGTTCTACGGCGCATGTTGCATAGTCTGAGGGAAGCTCGTGTACGGGTATACGAGCGTATTCTACGGTCTTGGAAAACGGATAATCACGCCGTATCGCCGACAACATTTCATTATTACATAAATATGATTCAAATTTTTCAACCAACCCGGAAATATTTCTACCATCTACGTTTAATCTAAAATACTCAGGTCTATTACAACCGGGATAAATTAACAAACCTATTTTACGCGTCAAACTCAGCCATTTTTTGATAGGAATGTTGCATATACGATTTGTTGTGCATATAGAAGCCCACGTATCATTCAAAGATAATACTTTGGTTGTACTCAACCGAGTTATAAACAAAACGTTTGTTTTTGTCATATTACAAATAATAATATCACAAGTGTAATTATACTTATTATCTAAGAATGGGTATTTTGGGAATAATAAAATCATCAAGTAAAAAAACAATATATTTATTGCAAAATCATAATAGTTAATCATAATATGTTTTATCAACAATATTCATTGTAGGTGTTATGTAATTAATTGTTGAACGTTGCAACCAATTGTCGATTTGTCGCAGTTCGGCCAATATTGGATTTTCACAATTTTGGGAATATAATTTTGAATAAAATATTTGAAATTTTTTGATAAAATCTTCTTCATTTTCGGGTAAATATGCATTCGTTTTGATGTCAGCAATATTGTTTAACATTTCTTTGATACTTTTTTCCGGGTTAAAATATTTTTGATGTTTGTTTTTGATCAACAACCACAACATTGTTCGCACTCTCGTCAAAGTTAATGAAGCATCGTGTGTCTGTTGATTTCTTATCGTACATTTTAATGTGTTGTCCAAACAAACGTGTTTATACAAATGAGCCGATTGATTAAAACTTCTGTTACAAATTGTGCATTGAAACGGTTTTTCTTTCGTATGCGTTCTATAATGTATAACTAAAGTTTTTTTTTTGGTAAAAGATCGGCCACAGAAACACACAAACGGTCGAAATCGGTGTTTGCGTTTTATATGTTCACACAATTGCGATTTACTTTTGTACGTGTAGTTGCATAAATCACATTCGTATTTGTGTATATGTTGTTGACGATGACGTTCAAAACGCGATACAACATTTAGATTACAAATTTCACATGTTGGCATTTTAGTGATTAACGAACGCGTGTCCTGTTAAGTCGTTCAACGTATGTTCGGTTCTTTTCAGTATGCCTCAAATATATACGGATCCTGTTTCACTTTTCTATCAATATGTGTCACGCAAAGCCGAAATGTCACTCAGTGTTGATATCAAACAAATAAATTTATCGGATATAGATGAAAACATGTTACCTGGTGCGTTGTTGGATATCCAAGAAGATTTTGTCAACATAAAACAAATACGAAGTTCAGATTTAATATTTCGGTGTTCGTTAAAATACCAAAATATAGAAACAATCGCATTCGCTAGAACAAAAAAAAAAGCACGGGCTAACGCCAGTTTTGGTATGGCAATATATTTAAAAATTTTGAAACCAAGTGATACGTTACCAATATGCATGTTTCAATTTTTGAAAGAATACATCAAACAACATACCAAGCCAAAAATCACATGGTCATCTATCAAAAATGTGTCGTATAAATGCGATATGATTTATGATTCGAAACATATTTCTGCTGAAGGCAAAAGTAAGAAAGACGCAAAAGAAGCCGTGTGTAAATCTATGTTAAATCTGATTGTGAATGGCGACAATCACTGCAATTGATATGAAAAATGCCAGCTTGTATGCCACACATATGTCAAATCTAAAATATATTACAAGGTGGCGCAACCGTTTTCCAAATATATTTATTGATTATTCTATACGTTTAGCATCTAATGACGATTATTATGTCCCGGACGTATTAAAAAACAAAGCTTTGACAGTTGATATCGCGTTTAGCGAAAAAGGTTGTGAACAGATAAATTGTTATCCATACACAGAAACCAATCCCATCAACGTATATACGGAATATGGGTTTACGCAAACGTCCGATGTTAGCGTGGCTTACGGTCACCCGGCGTGCTATAACATCGACGCTGCATCGTCTAGAAAATCTGGCACCGAAGCCACCGTTCAATCTATGGAAACAAGATATTTCAACGATAAATGTATCATCATGGATTCTACGGCCAAATTGTGGTTTAATTCACCCTATGTACGAACTTCGGATCATGTTACCAAAGGCATAGATGATGTCAGCGGTTTCAATGTAACATACAACGATAATGACAATATTCCCGAAAGTTTCTCGGCCGAATTTAACGCAGCTTATTGCGACAGATTTGGGCGAGATGTCATTAACGGGGCGTGTTCTTTTCAAACGTGGGAATTTGTGGTGGGATCAATTCTCGGCGAATCGATTTATTCAACGTTTAAAATGTTAGCAACGGGTTCGGGCAAAGTACCATTTAATATCGATTACACACATCCGTCCAATCTGTTGCCAGATAAACCAATCGCAGATGCCGAATCCATATTGAATGAATGGGCAACCGCCGTAGATGAAACAATAGATACCGATTTTGAAACTTTATTTGATAATTACGAAACCGCAGATGATTTAGGTTTGACTGAAAATAATGCAATAGTCTATGTGGCTCAATCCGGTTTGACAAAAACAAACGTTTTGACCAGAGGTTCTGTTGGTGGTCGCATGAAAACCGATGTTCAAATACATACAAGAACAAACAAAAGCTCGGATGAAAGTTTAAATGACATAGTATTGGATTTTTTTAACGAATTTCCGATTCTAAGTTCAATTTTGATCGATCTGGGTTATACTGTAATTGACGAATTGTACACTCATATTATGAAAAAAATTATTACAAAAACTATTCCGTATATCGAAAAGTTTTTACTTTCGTCGTCCCTTGTGATTACAAAACGGGTTCTTGGTTATTCGATTAAAGCTGCTTTGTTTCATCAAGTAAATGCGTATGCGGTTAAAATAGCATCTACAGTCGCAAAAGCTATAGCACGGTTTAGCGTTCAAGCGTCGTCGGTGATAGGCGTTGCTTTGTTTTTTTTGACGATTGTTGACATAATTTTGTCATTTTGCGACCCTTACGGACATAGTAATTTGTTTACGCCGGATTATTTGGCTGCTGTTGCTTTGAGTTTTTTGGAAGCGTTTTATTCGCAAAACGAGACAAGAGATTTGATCGAAGTAACACCTGCGCATTTTACTACATATATTGATGATGATGACGATTTTATGCAAACATTTTCCTATTTATTGGAATACGTCGCTAATTTGGAAATCAATTCCGACGGACAAATGTTAAATTTTGAATATGATACTACCGATTTTGTATTTGATAGCACTAATTTGACAAGCATTGCAATAGCAAAATTGTCGGCTTACGACGTTGGCGATTTTGAGACATATGTCGAAAATTTCAATAAAATAATTTCACCAACAATACCATCTGACGTTTACAACACGTATGTGAACGGTTTATCTTTCAGTCTTGCTTTGTCCATTGTATTAACTATTTTTGATACGAAGTACATATTTCTCACATTGTTGTTGTTTGTTTTGTTATGTGTGGTGTTATACGTTGATATCTTCAAATTTTACACTAATATTCAAGATTTATTCTAACATGGAATCAAAAAAGTTTCGCGTCGAATATACGACGATGGTGTCAAATTTACCACGAAATTGTTGTCATATTGCCACGATTTTATCCAAATATGGTATTGCGCGAGACAATCAAATTTATTACAAAGCAAACACAGACTCGATTGTTTACAATTTTGTCTACAGAGCTAACAATACTGTGGATTTACATTGTACCCTAATACGATATGATTTGTCACAATTTGGAAATATGAAAAAGTTTAAAACAATGGAAAAATTTGTTGACGAGTTGTTGGGAAAAAATCTCACCAACCATGAAAAACAAATTTTAAAATTTTTTATACGCTCGGATATGAATTCAAAATTCGAACACGCAAACAACATCGTTAGTTTGTACGAACACAATAAATTAAAATCTTTTACAAAGTATTTATGTAACACCATGTTTGAACGTGGTTATGAAAACAAATATCCGTTTGGACAACAATTATCTATCTACGTCACGACAAACAAAATGCAAGAAGGTTTAAATTTTAAACATTCTAATTACGATTCCCAAATCGTCAATTCTTGGAAAGGTGATAAGATCTGTTCTGTTACCAAACCGTATTCGTTAATGCAAATATTGGAATTTAACAAATTCAAGTACAATTTTACATTTTTTGAAATAAAAAATAAACATATATGGACTTTGATCAAAGATCTTTGGTTCGATAAAACGTATATGGACTGGAAAAACAATAATATAATCGCCGTGGAATTTGCAAACGCAGCGGAACAAGAATGTCATTTTGCAACGTTAAAACCGTATTTCGAAAAAAAAGAGATAAATTTACTAATGATGACCAACTTCAATAAATACGACAGTTTTATCAACAATTTTTACTTTGCGTTAAAAATTTTTTATTATCTTGTCACACGAAAATATTACTTCGACTACGACGATATTACAACAATACAGTTTCTATCAATCATAACGATTATACGTATAAGAAATAAGAATTCTTTGGCTTCGTTCAATTCGAACATACACCCGTTGGCAGCGTACAGCCGTAGGCAGTCTTGGTTAAAAAAGGCGGCAAATCAACATACAAAAATTTGCAATGATTCTAATTTAAAATTGGATTTTCTCAAAGGTTGTCGATTAAATTTGGGCGCTGGAGATAACGATTTAGTGATAAAAATAGATCAACCTTCGTAATTATCGTAGCGTATCGTCCTGTTTATTGAACATTATGAGTTTTTATTGTAGTTTAAGTGAAAAAATTGTAGTTGATACTTCCGAATTGATCAACGTATCATGTAATTTGTGAAATAGATATAACATGCACACATATTTATTGTTATGTCAATCGAAATATATTATTTTAATTAATAAATATTATAATAACGTAAGATTTATTAATAAAATCGTAGTTTATACATTATTTGTGCGATACAATTGTTACAAATGTTCACATACGTATGTTTTGTCGTAAAAATTGTAATATGTGTTAAAATATATTAATATTACCAACGACAATAAAGCAAAAAACAAAAATATGAATTTATTGTAATAGATAAATAGAAAAACATTACACAAACAATTGATAAATATCAACGATTGCCAGCTTGTTTGTTGACACGTGATTTTTTCGCAGTTATTTAACAAAATGTTAAATCTGTTTTCATCGTGCACAAATTTTATTAATCTTGATTTTATGCAATAATCACATTCCACAAATTCTTTCACAAGTTCGTCGTCATTGCTCAAAGCTTTATTCGTTTGAAACGTGTTGGGTTGACTTCCTGGATGTATTTCGAATTTTTGCCCATTTATGTCGACTTTGGCAAAAAAATGACTCAACAAAGAAGTGTTGAATTTTCTTACGTTGTGTTTGTAAATCGATACAGTGTTTATATTTCGAGATTTTTTATTACTATACAAATATTTGATCAATATGTCAGCGTCGTATTTAATTTTGTTCAACATAATGTAAGAGTTATCTTAAAAATGAATGACGAGTACATTCATGATTTCATTCAACGTTATCAAAAATACCAAGATGACAACGATTCGTCTCATTTGAATAGACGCGAACACCAATTAATACAATTGATTCGAAAAGAAATTCCGTACACGCCCGCAAAAAGAAACAAATATGAGAGAATATTATGAAAAATTGAATAAAACTGAACTGCCGATGCATAAACACAAAAGTATATTCAACAACGAATTTTTAGTGTCAAAACCCTTGAAATCGTTTGCTTCAAAGTTTTATGCAAACAAAATTTCGGAAGCAGCCGACGTATTGTCCGAATCTGTTCTTTACCAAACAGCGGACAGCGTAACACGTAACCGTGTGTTTTTACCGTCTGTAAAAGACGACGTTTTTTGGGAATATTTGAGATTGTTGTATACTAAATCCGATATACCGGAATCGTTGCTTGACAGCGTTTCACGTGGCAATCAACCAAAAATAACACTATTCAAAAATCTAGTAAACAATATAGTTTCATCGTCATTTAGAACTACGGCAAATGAAAATTATTATGATGTAGTTTTAAGTCCAGAGTTGTCAACGTTGATAAATTCTTTTAAAGAAAACGCCAATTATTCCATTCCGTTGAGCGCAAAACAAAGTGTCAGTATTTTCGAATACGCTGCGTATATGGCTACGGTGTCTGGAAGAAAAAAAAGTCCATTTGTATTGCCAGAATTTCGTTCGAATACAAACGTGAATAAAAGTGAATGCAGTATTCTATTGGAAGAACAAGCTCAATATAACGAACTTTTGCGTAGGATAATCGAACAAGAGCGCGATTAAATAAGATTGTTAAATTGCAACATGAATATAGATTATACCAAGATAAGCGACGATGTGTCGGTGAAAACATACCCTTTGAAAGTTAACATACCCGAAACAACTGCGACAAAAAATTTGGCAACTAGAGAAACAACTGATTCGTCAACGGACAACGCTACAAGCGACAGCGATACAAACACAACAAATTTCATTTGGCAATTGCTGAGTATTTGTGTCGTAGGATTATTGATTATCGTTGGAATTTTATTTTTGTTGTATTATTTGTCATCGCACGATGATCAACAGGCTGAAATTATACAAGGATGAATGGGGTGTACGAATTCGCCATCACGCACAGTTTCACGATATATCGCAAATCATGATTGACAGACAAAAGACTGTTCATGATTCCGGAATTGGTATTCTAAAAAAGTATTTGTTTACAAAACCGATGTCACAATCAACAATAAATTCATACAAATCTAAAGTAGCTAAAATTATTTATTCGTTGATTTATGACAACGTTTTGACGGAAAGAAATTTTGTAACATTGGACATTATCATTCGAAACTTGCAACATAAAATACATGCAATGCAAAATGACATATTTATCGACAATCTTATACGAAGTAGCAACATATGTCGAAAAAGTTTGATTTGTACGGTAGATTTTTATTGCAACGCTATGGATTTGTCAAGAAACGAATTTGTTATACCCAAATGTTTAAAAACCCCTAAAGATTTACTGAACAATCGTGAGCAAAAAAATCGCAGAAACACAGTGGTCGACGATATTGCTAACAAATTGTACGATTATATTGTAAACAGCATTGTTCCAGATATCAGGACAAATAATCGTTTTACCAATAAATCCGTCATAAGAGGATCGGTTTTATTCATGATCATAGTAGCCACTGGATTACGGATTACCGAAGCATTCAAAATGACTCTTGAAGATTTAAAAGAAATAGAAAAAAACGGTCAAGCTAAAGTACATATACATCTGAAGAAAAAGGACAGCGATTTTGCTTTTATCAAATTAATGCCTGGACGTGAAAAATATTTGTCCACGTCAATAGAAATATTACAAAATTATCCAAATTTGTTTGCTAAAATATCGTCCGATTCTTCCACTAAATTCAACGATCTGCAAAATCTGGTCAAAGCCGCTAATTTACAATCGGGTGTTCAAATACAATCCAACATGTTTCGTCATATGTTGGCGAGCCAGATGTTTAACGAAGCCGTTCCGTTGACAACAATTTCAGAATATATGAATCATAACGCAGTGAATTCCACCCGCAATTACATAAACAGAAAATACCATCGAGGACCGATGAAAATGCTGAATAAGACGTAGTCATGGAGTACGGGGCAATTGTATTTGGTGCGTTGATTGTGTCAGCCGCAATATTTGACACACCGTTGCTATATGTTATCCTTTGCACATTGACAATCGTCTTGATCTACAACACGGTGTTGTATTATTACACCAAAGACGTTGTTAATAAAAAAATTACATCCGAAGATAAGGATGATTTAAAAAAGTTGTTTAGTTCTATACTGCAAAAAACACCCAACGATTCAAAATGAATTTTGTTGACGATATTTTTAAAACTTTAAAAACCGCAATAACGCATTCTGCCGGTGAAACTATGTTCGTAAAAGAATGTGAAAAATATATACACATTATTTACGAAGACAAAGAATTATACGAAAATTATCAGGAATGTCTACGGAGAATAATAAAAAACGAAATAGACCCAACAATATTGTACACACATTTTAATGTGTTAAAAAATCATTTGACTGAAGCAGATTTTGTTACTGTATATGAAAATTTTATTTCTGACAAAGACGTTAATTACATTATACATAGAATGTTGTGTTCGCCGCATGAAAATCATTTTTCGACGTTGTACCGTGTTCTTATACGACACATACAACGTGTCAACATGTTAAATTAGTACAACGTAAACTTTGTATAAAAGTTTTCACCATCAATACAATTAATGCCACGCAAAACATATTTGTAATCAATCACATCGCAAATATATGTAATATTTTTATCGATACAAGCAGTTATTTCTTTTTGTAATTGTAAGATATTACCATGATTCTTGATTTCAATAGTTGTTGTATTGTTACTTGATAGTGTCAATATCATACACCTATCCACAAAAATTGGCATAAATTTGGATTCAAACACTCTAACATCGTAAGCAGTGTTTAAATTCAAAATTTGTTGCGTTGTTTTTAATACATCGGCCTGCGTACGCAATGATTCTGAATCTAACGTTGAAACGTTTTCATGAAATATCAATTGCGTCAAAAATTCCTGTAATATAATTTTGTATAAAAATTTATTTTCAACAACACTCGTTTTGTTAATTATCACATTTCTTAATAACAAATATTGACAATTATGAATGTTTTTGAAAAATTGATTGATAGATTGTGCGTTATCATAAATCATCAAATTATTAGACGTTAGATTTTCAATATTTAAACGACATTTGTATACGATGTCTTTGATTTCTATGCATATATTAAGTGCTATTTCAAGATCCACACAACCGGGTTTGTTGACAACATAACTTTCATCGAAAACAATTTCAGCCAATACTGTACGCATTTTTGTTTCATACGATGGTAGAACAATTTTGTCGGCGATAATATCAAATCTTGGTGCTTGTGTAATGAGAACGGCTTGCAAAATTTTAATGAATGGCACATTGTTTGTGGATATTCCTTTCTCAATATCCATCATATATAACCTTCCGATAAGAATTTCGTTGTAAATATCAGCATCAGTGGACAATATTTGTACTTGAACTAGATTATCATTTTTGGCGACACCGACGTGATAAGTATCTGGTTCACGATGCCACGGAAGCCATTTATTGATTACAACGTATACGCATTTTTTTTTTTTTCCAAAAATATTCATGTCATCAATTGATGATTTTCTTTTGTTGTTTTTAAAATCCGTTTCGTCGAAATCATCTATAAAATCTTCGTCCACGAGGTCGGGTAGTTCATACGATGATTCGACAATATTAGATTCATTTTGCCCGTCTATCACAATCTCAGATGCAGCGACCGTTGTTTTATCGTGTTTTTCTGAAAAATATTAAATAAACGATTAAACACGAATATTAAACGTAACGTAAGCTGTCGTCATTCGAAGTGATTCTATTCACACCTTCAATATTTTCGTTCTGTTGTTGAAATTCTTTAACGCTCTGTAGCACTCGATCCATATTATGAGTATATCTGCACCCGAACACGTGTTACTTGACGTCAATTTGAAATATTATTCCACAACTTTAGTAGTCGTTGATCCGGATGATAGAGAACTTTGTTGGAAAAGGTTATTTATTATGTTGACGAACGCAGCACCGCATCTGCTATACCGCACTGGTTTAACTAGCGTTTTTATAAACAATTTTGATTACAAATCACCACTGTATGTTAATCTCATTGATAAACACATGGTGTCCAACGACGATACAATCAATCTTTCTTTGAAAGATTATTACGACAGAAGTATGCCTTTAAAAACATTGAATTTTGGATGTCAAACAATAATGATTGTAGGCGTGTTTTTCCTAATAATTATCTTGATCACAATTTTGAGCGAATATAACTTTGGGTATAATACTGTAATAGATCTAGTTTCAATTTGATAACATACGTCGATAGTGATTGTTAAAAATGGATAAATTTGATACAGCCACATGTCATCGTATATCTTCAATCGTATCTGTTGAAGATTGCGACAAGAATTCGATCAAAATAACAGTGAAAGTTTTTAAAAAATTTTTATTAAAAGTTTTGTTTATGATAAAATCATCGGTTAATAATTCTTTTAACGTGTCGTTGTTATTGATCGTACAACAACAATTATGCGACACAAATCGTCGCGATGTGAAATTTTTAAAACTGTTACGTGATGTTATCACAGCATCAAACGTAATCATTACGGAAATGCAAGATTATACAATATTTGTTCGAAAGTTGAAAACGTCCAATACAACAGATAATTGTGATTTTTTGATATTGCCGGCATTTGTATGTTGGGACAAAACTTTTGCGAAAACGTTGTATAAATATCTATACGATACAACAAACGCAAAAACTATTGCGATAGGTACAGAGTTGCAGAAAATCAGGTTACCGCATGGTACCATACTCGAACAGATACAAAATAAAGATTCGTTTAGCGGTCAACACGTATATGGTCATCAATTGAATAAACGAAGCCAAATAGCAAATGTTTTATGCTACAATGCTGCAAATTCGATCATTTTACCGGAATATACGGTTGAAAGATATTACGGTGTTCAAATAAATCCTAACATAACATTACGTTGTAAATCTACAAGACACCCCAATATATCTCAATTGTCGACACATACCGCCAGGATTGATAGACAAAGAAAAGCGCAAAAAAATAATGTTTGCGTTGGCCTCGGAACGTTTATTGGGGCTAACAGAGACTGCGACGGTGATAAAGAAATTACCACTATGACACCATATCCTAACAACGTGCTTTGTTTGGAACAAAGTTTATACGACGACCCCGAGTACAGTATGATTCAATTTGATAAAATTCGTTTAAGTTTTTGTCCTCAACAAATATATTATTTATATGTAAAACGTGAAGATATAGATACGATGTTGGTAAAATATCCTTTGATATACAAATTTTGGACTTTTGATAAAAATCAGAAATTTTCCACACGATTGCACAAACTAATTTACCATACTACATTAAGTTTAGGCTCCAGAGTCGCATTTTATTTGTATAAAACGTTAATTGACACAATCGACGATATGAGTGTTTTTTGCAATATAGACGAGGTGGAAAATTTAAACGGTGTTTTCGAAACAATTGTAGAATCCGGGGCGAAAGGGTCGGTTCAATTGTTAAAGAATATACGTGAAAAAAAAAATAGAACAACAGACGTTGAACAAATTCACAAATTGTCGCAAAAATGTTTAAATCATTCAGTAGAATCATTGAACAGTGTTCGAAAAGCTGGACAAAATATTTACAAATCTGCAACGATGTTAGACGGAATATTCGTAGAAAATAACGTGTTGTTCGAACACCACAAAAGAAACGAAATAATACCGCTGGAAATGTTATCAAATGATTGTTTAGTCGACAACGTAACGACGACTGTTATCACAGATTATCCGTTGCATGATATGTACACAAAACCCGTATCAGATTTGACGATTGGCATATACTGTCAAACAGGGTGTCCAGCCCAAATAGTCGCTAACAGCAATGTCTAAACGGTGTTTCCGTATATATATATATATATTACAATGGACCTGCTGTCTTTGCCGTTGTGTGTACTGCAGCATATGTACAAATTTTTATCCAAACAAGATTTGTTGCGACTTCGTTATATCCAACCGATTCTTTTACAAAGATGTACCGTTTGATACAGAACGACGATTAAAAATAACTGATAAAAATTTACATCTTGTATATGGAGGTAATTATGTTACGTTACCAACAACTGTATCATCTTTTGGATTAGAGTTGACATCTACAACGTTACAAAATATAACACACCTTCATTTAACAAACGATGATGTACACATGCCCGTGTATTTGTATCAAAACGACGTGTCGCTTGTCAATTTGGTGTATATACACATATACGTTGGTGTGTTGAAACAAGAAGCCTTTTACGTTAATTATGCATTTTTTCAATGCAAAAAACTGGAACGCATGGATATGTATTTGTTGGGCGAAAAGGACGACGAAAAGGACAACGGTCTTCATAATGTAAATTTTAACATGGACCGATTTTTTCGTCTAAAGCAACTGAATATAAATTTTGTAAGAGGTTGTTTCAACCTTCACATAAATTCGTCGAGTATTACCGATTTGTCAATCGCAACTCATGTGCGTAATGTACACTCAATATATAGAGAACCATACTCGTGTTTGAATAATATTAATCTGACATGCGATTTTTTGGCAACAATATGTTGTATATTCGACGAAATAATGTTGCACAATGTAACTTCTGTACCTCGAATACATTATGTGTACGATTTACCCACAAACACCGATTATGTAATAACGTACAATTCAGTCGTCTATACTCATCGTAGTTCTAACGCACAAAAAGCTCGACTGTTGTACGAATCGTTGTTTTGTTTGCAAAATTATAGCAACGGTTTTTGTTATTTACCGGCTTTAACGTGTATCATTTGTGAAAATTGAGTTGTTTTGATAATAATATATTGTTATTTTTAAGACATTTATTATGTAAACTAAATAAAATTGATGGGATAAATTTTTTTCATAATTTTGTATTTATTTCAATTCAAATTATTAAATATGTCAAATGTGTCGAACTTTCGAGTCCAACCAATGTGACAAACCTTTTTTTGTGTATATTGTCATATATACGTGACTGTGACCCTCGAATCCAACAAATGTGACATTAAAAACATTGGTTAGGTATAATGACTAGTTTTAATGTATTGCAATTCATTTTTTATTAATTATTCGATTACAACATCTTCTTCTGTGTCGTCATTTGACGCTTCAACATCGTTTTCAGATTCTTCCATTTCTTCGTCGTTGTCTTGCAGATTCGAAGATTCTTGTTGTTGCGATTCATATTTCGTTTTTAATTCAATTAAACTGTCTTCAATTTCTTTGAATTTTGATTGTTGGCTCGATAATTCTTTTTGTGTTTCTTTTTTAACATTATCTATCATATTTTCCAAAACTCCAAATTTTTTGCCAATTTGTGTTTTAGCTTCGTTTTCTTTTTTGTTAACACCGGTCATAATTATATTCCAACCATTCTTTAATTCTTTTTTAACATAATCTAAACTTTTCACATCGTCCGCACCGGTTTTCGTTGTTGCGGTTGTATTAGTAATATCCTCGGTGGATGTTGAATCGTCTCTTTTACAATACAAATATAATAATATCACAAAAACAAAAAAAGCGAAAATATATCCGATCATATCAACAATCGGCTATAATCAAGATAAAGGCAATATTTGCAATTTGCGTAATGATTATCGCAATCTGTGCTTATACATCCGCATGTGAAACATATTAACGAATCGTCTAGTTGAAATAAACCTTTTTTGGCTTTTTCGATACAATCGTGTTTACGGTTGAACGTGTCGAAACGTTTTTCAAATGTATGGTATTGTGGATATTTTGCTTGTAGATCGGGTACGTTTGACGTATGTGACAACATGTTCAAATTTACTTTACATTGTACAATTACTTTATGTTTGTCTAAAATATCACGGTATGACGTCGTATTAACGCCGACAAAATTGCAGAAAGCACACTTAATTTTATCATCGTCGACAAAAAAACCAAGAAATGACAATTTTTGCGCATACACGTTGTCCGTTTGGAACGAAATGAAACGGTTTTTTTCGTACACATAATTATCAAATGTCATGTATCGATTTTTCAATCGAAAGTTTTGTATTTGTTCGCATTCTTTTAACCGCAAATTTTCGCAGAATTCGTCACATCGGTCTACCTTGACAATCAAAAATTCGGTAGCGCTATTGATACCGACAACATAAAGACCACCGATTGCGTTTGTAACATAAATTTGCCGTTGAATTTGACGCCAGTGTTCGTGTTTATCATTAATATACATTCTCGCAGTTTTTAAATCAAGCTTCAATCCAGTATATTTTATTGAAACGTCACGTTTTTTATTTTTTTTATCATGACTTGCGAGAATTTGTTTGCAAGACCAATTGCTATAGGACGATGGATTTTTTATTTCCACAACATACAATTTATTAGTCGCTATTTTTATTATACCGTCAGGTGATCCACAATAATATCCGTATTTACTTACATGTAAACCTACTTGCGTTTGCCATTTGAACGGCGTGCGCAATAATTTCAGAAATATGACATTAAGATATGCTTGTATGTCGCACGATGTGTTGATTTTATACTCTTGTTTTGTGCCATATTGCATGCAAGAATTCGGAATAACGTGTTTCGATATTTTTCCTAGACTTGCTGTTAGACGACCATCACGTAATCGATGCCACCAACAATTGGCAGATTGAGTTCGTGTACATTGCTCGACTATACGCAAATCTGCATCAGATAGTTGGCGCAAAGATTTAGCCCAATTTTTAAATTCCAATGATTCGAGGATTCTTAAATTATTCTCGGATATTTCCATATTTGATTATCACTAACACTGTAACACAATGTATGAAGACACATACAACGTGTTTGTACTTTTACCACTTTGTAAGTCAAAAACAGTTTAAAATTCTGTTATCATGGCAACTGTGGACGATGCGGTACCAGAACCACGATTAAGCGTCGATGAATTTAAACGACTGCTATTAGTCGAAAATATTAACAATTTAATTGACAAAAATGAAATTATAGTCGGTAATGTTAGACAAACTATAGAATCTAGTATAGAAAAATTCAAACAAGATCCCACTGATATCAATTATAAACATTTAAAAACAATGTTCGATAAAATAACATATTTTATAAACGAAATATCTGAAATCAATTGGGAACGTATGTTGGCCAAAATCGGAATGGTTGTTACGTTGGAAAACGCGAAAAAATACATCAAGAGCAAAAATCCAAGAATGTTTATAGACACGTTCTTATTGCAATTAAATAACACGAATATATGCATCGAAGATGATCCAGGTGATTTAATAAAATTGTACAACACTCATTTAGATTTAATGGACATGAACATACAACAAACACGAAAGCATAATCATCATTTAATCGAGTTTGTCAAAAAATTGTTTGTAAATTGTGTCAAATCAATGCACAACAACTCTAAACATAATATAGATATTACTGATTACGATGCTAATATTATGAACGTAGATATGACCGAATCCCATGATTTACATGACATCAATGTCGATGATACGACAAAATCCGTCGATTCTCGTAAACGTAATTTGGAATACTTTTTAAATAGCAATAAACGTGCGAAACTGAATTAAATAAGTAATAGTTCGACAATGGTTCGTTTCTCTATTCCTGTGCAATTTCGCAATGTTAAAACGGGCGTTTCAGACATACCACAACGCGTTGACGTTGCTATGGACGAAAAAAACGTCGATGTTGTCGTTGATATGTCAGAAAAAGAAATATCGGATGCGATACAATGTATTGGTAGATTTTACGGTTCTAAAAATATCGAGTACGATTCAATACCATTGGCAACAAAAATAAACAACATGTTGTCATGTATAGAGCACACCGTATCTACCATAAAAAAAACCGGTTCTTTGGAAACGTTTGATTTGAGAGAAATCTTGTCTAATTTGTCGTCTTTTTCTCATTTTGCACATTATACACCAATGTTGAAACAAATTTTGCAATACATAGTAACAGATGTTGATCAACCTAATGTAGAATATATCGTCATGCGGTGTCAAAAATGTAAAAAATTTGTTAAACAACGGTTTGGTCAAAACATTCAACAAATTAAAAATAATTGCACGCAATGCCAAATCGCATTTATCCAGGAAAATTTTATGAGTCTGGTAAATGTCGTTGAACACGGGTGGGGTCATTTTGCTTTTGCAATACACGTTAAAATAATATTAATATATGTTATATGTCATTCGGTAGATCAAGATATCAACGACCCAAATTCATTGATGAGAAAATTAATTTTTCATTGGATATTGTGTACGTTAAAAAATATATTGAACGACGTTTCGAGTTTAAAATTCTGGGATCATAAATCGAAAAATATGTCAAAATACATGAATAAATTCTCGAAAGCATTGGAATCGTGTAAATTAAATTTTAATCCAAAAATGTTTCTGCAATTTGCCAATTCCAAATCGACACATCCAGCTTCAATCGCACTGAGACAATCCATGGTCGATATCTGTGGAAATTTCAAAAAACGTTCAAATTTTGACGAACTTGCAAACCTGTTGTTTTGTGGTTTGTTTTTAAGATTAATGCTGGAATCTTGGAAAAATACCCAGAAAATAGACATAAATTGTAAAGAAATAGAAATATATTTGTTTCTTTGTCGATTAAATCTATCACACGAAAAACAAACTATCGTATGCGACGAATTAAGACAAATTCGAGGTTTTTTGATCGAAGAGTGGTCAAAGAATTATTTATTGGACGAAAGATCGTTTACAGATTTTATTTTACGCAATAAAATAACCGAGATATTTACTAACGTTTTGAATATAAAATGAATGTATCGTTCGATGTTCTGTGGACACGAAACACAACCGATCGTGGTAAAATGTTATCTAACATATCACCGCAACAAGAAATTACGGATCTTCTAGCCCATATGTATAATACAGAAAAAGAAACTATTGCAATAAACACGGAACAATTTACCAGTTTTCTTAATTTTTTGAGAGATATAGCAAACCGTTCAGATTTTGTTAGTATTAACAACGTTAGAAACGCTGAAAGATCTACAGATGTCGATGCAATGCCCCAATTGGGAAGTACAAAATGTACCACCGAACGTTATCAATTTACAAGGATCGACCGTTAATCCTTTTAACGGCGAAATTGAATCTGAAACCTAATATAAGACACAGCGTTATCCATGTCGAAACGGGAAGTTTATCTTTTGATAGAACAAACTAAAAAAGAATTAGGAGATGAAAGTATGAGAGCTAAATTTTGGTCAGCTGCGTTGGAATATTTTTCCAATGATACGCGAGTATGGCTGAAACAGGAGATTACCGACGCAATTACATTGGCGTCAAACGCAGCAAGAATCAAAAATGAAATACAGATAACAACAATACAAGCTGCGAACGCAGCCGATCGCCACACTTCCGACGAATCTAGTTCTGATGACGAAATTCAGATACGGGCAAAAAATATATTAGCGAAAAAAAAAGATAAAATTAATCGTAGTGTATTAAAATCGACCGATTCGACATTTGTTAACTTTAATAACAAACCGTATTCCAGAAACACAATTATAACAACATTGACCGCATTGAAAGATATGGATTCGACACCACAAAAATTCAACGTTGGTGATTTTGTGGAAGGTTTGTTGTATATTATGACACCGAATTTGGTTCCCAACATACGCACGTGGTTAATGACGGTGATAGATAGCAGTAAACAGAATTGTATTTTATCTAACGACAAAGAAGAGATGTATAACAACGTATTAAAAGATATAAGGCTGCTGCTGACTAATGACAAATATTATTCATTCAACATAGAATCCATACTTTTGATACAAAAAAAAATGCAAACAATCTTTAGAATGCCTCTTCCGCAATTGCCCAGATTGTATCAGATAAAAACCGACATGTTGTTCAGCGATGCTGATAAACGTCAGAATTTACAAGTTCTAATTACTCGTCGCTTGAAACAAATGGCAACATCGGAAGTTTCGTCGTTTCTACCGCAAATCGAGATTGATACCAACGAACTTGTGGAACAAAAACACACGTTGAGTAAATCTGTCAACATTGGTCGTGTGAATTATACGGTTTTGAATCAATTATACAGCAATCAATATACCACATCGCTTTTGACAAATACACCGACACTTCATGACGAATGGCAACAATTGTGGTTGCTGTCAACTGACAATAAACAACAACGCATCGTTCGTCGTAAATTGGTAAACGATAACGACGAACCTAAAAAAGCTAAACTTACCACAGACGGAATTTCATGATCACATTTGCAGATGAATAAGATATATTTATGGTAAACGAATCTTCGGATTCCAAAAAAGAATTAAAACCTCTCGAAATTATGGCGTATCACTAGTGATTGGGTCGTCTCACGTAAACGACGTTCTTACGGAAACAGTTCTACAAATAGGACAAGATCAAGATCAAGATCACGATCACGTTCTCGTTCAAGATCTCGTTCAAGAGCCGGTGGCCGACGGAGGTCCCGTTCGTCATCATCGTATAACAGAAATTATCGGTCGTCAAACAGCCCGTCTTACAACAGGCAATATGGCCGCAGCCGAAGTCGAAGTCGTTCATCGTCACGTGTGAGATATTAATATAGACAATTGTAAAATATATATTTTATTGGCATAATAAAATAAAACTTCATATAATATACATTGTGATGTTTATTTTTTTTCCACGATATAAAATCCTTTTGTATTCTTGAAAAAGAATAACAACGTATTTCTGTCTTTTACATACCATTGTTTTTTGTATTTAACAATACCACTTTGTCGAATAAGTACGTTTGAAATAGTCTTATCGTTTAATCTTTTTTCAAACATTTTAAAACTTTTGTCGTTTAAAATGTCAGATATCAATATTTTTCCAGTTACTCTGGTTCGTTTAGAAACCGGTTGTTTTTTTCGCAATTCTCGTTCTTCCAATTGACGTTTTTTTTCTTTATTTTGGCATATTCTAAATTGTTCATGGTGATATTCGCAACGATTTTCTTCGTCCCAACCCCCAGAGAAACATTCGTATTCGCGATGTTCGATCCTACAACCACAGTCGTAAACTTTTGTTTTCGAACTCCGAGTTTTATGCCAATTGCAAACATCGGTCGTTTTTTTAACACAACGCCATTTTGTACCGCAACGTTCACAACCAGGGCATACCGTTGCGGGTCTGTGTAATAAAGTTGTACAACCACATTCTCTAACAACTAATATGTCTTTTTCCGATTCAGACATTGTGTATCGATAAGACTACTGAAATACAGTTTTGTCAACAAAATCAAACGTAATGTGTCAATTATTTATATTATGTATGGTTATATACTTGAAATTTCAACACATTTGACAAGTTGAGATGTCACGTTTGTTGGGCTCGAGGGTCTAACACATTTGACAAATTGAAACGTTACTCGTATATATGCTAGTTAACCAGACGTTTGTCACATTTGTTGGGCTCGAGGGTCCAACACATTTGACAAATTGAGATGTCACGTTTGTTGGGCTCGAGGGTCCAACACATTTGACAAGTTGAGATGTCACGTTTGTTGGGCTCGAGGGTCCAACACATTTGACAAGTTAAGATGTTAAGTCTGTTAAAACGTGATGGTGTGGGTGTCCTATGTTGAAAATTCTGTCAACATTGATCCTCTATAGTCTACCTGCAAGAATTTTTACCTGAAGCACCGTTTGTAAATGGACCAGGAATGTAAAAAAATAGAATTTTTATTGCGATTTTATCTCATCGATATATTTTTTATTATTGATAAAACATATTTGTGATTTGTATGAATATAACAATTATTTTAATCCTAATATATTCTATTCATCAAAATACAGTATTAAAAATGTACAATCGTGTTTTATTTGTCATATCTCATACATATACGATGTAAATTTTTTGTGAAAACATATCATCATATGCTTTATATTTAAAATTTTTTAGCGTTTCGGGTAGATTTCGAAGTTTTGATCTATTTGAAAAAAATCTACACAATTTATTCGGTACGTCACGAACGTCAACCAAATCTTTGTCGTCAAACTTTTTCATCTTAAACGATGTACAAAATTCGTATTGTGGTATAAAACCAGTAAAGACATCTGCTTCGTTAGATAACAAATATAACGTTTTTAATGTCACACAATCTAGATGTACCCGATTCATAGACGCATTGCGACATCCTATTGACATAGAACGTAAATTTAATACGTTGAGAAATAAATCAAATTTTCCATTAACAAAATACAGATTAATTTCATTTAAATATCGTAAATAAAATTCTTCTTGATCAATATAAATGCCGTGTTTATTAGTACCAGTGAAACGCAAATCTAACCTTTTCAAAAATAAAGCGTGTGAAACAAGATTTGCACTTCGGAACCTTTGCTTTGATTTTAAATTAACATGAATGTTCAAATAGGTCAAACTCGTAAAAACCAATTGTTTTCTATAAAGCCGATAAGCATCGTTACTCAATTCTTGTTGTCGTTCATAAGGCGAATATTTGTATTGGGGAAATACTGATACAAATTTAAAACGTGCGTTTGTCGCAAAATCTCTATAATTCGCAATAGACTGTTTGTCACGATTTGCTTTGTGTTCGGTGATGTACAAAGATCTTATATATTTAAACGACGATTCATGTTGTATATATCGCAACATTAAATTTTTGTCTGAAATTATCAACTGCGAGGGTTTGGTTCGTTTCAGTTTTACAACGTTCGATAAATGTTTGTTTACTAAACGCAAACTTTGACAATCAGTTGTATACAGATATTCACAAATATTACACACAATTAATTCGGGCATATCATCCAAATTCAATGTAGGTTTGGGTCGTTCGAAATTAGTAGGTTTGGGTCGTTTTGGTTTTTCACAAACAATTGTATTTAAATATTCATAAATATTACACATAATCATTTTATTCAAATCAATTATTTATATTTGACTAATCTTTTTTGTTTGAATATATTCCGAGCTTTAATTAGCGACGGAATGACGTCAAATCAGATACTTTTTAGTGTTCGTATGTACGACAATCTAGCCTGACTGAAAAATGTCACATTTGTTGGGCTCGAGTGTGCCCACCCAATTGACGAATGTAGTTAGATTCTGGCATGTCGCCATTGTACGACAATCTAGCCTGAACTAAAAGATGTCACATTTGTTGGGGCTCCAGGGTCCCAACACCATGTGACAAACTAAGATGGTGCATTTGTTGGGCTCCCAGGTTCCAACACATTTGACAAGCTAAGATGTTACATTTGTTGGGCTCCAGGGTCCAACACATTTGACAAGTTGAGATCTAGCATGTCACATATGTACGACAATCTAGCGTGATTGAGAGATGTCACATTTGTTGGACTCCAGGGTCCAACACATTTGACAAGCTATGATGTCGGGCTCGAGGGTTCAACACATTTGACAAGTTGAGATGTCACATTTGTTGGGCTTGAGGGTCCAACACATTTGACAAATTGAAATGTCGCATGTAAGGTCCAACACGTTTAAATTAGATAACTAAAAAAAACTCATGGTATTGTATGTAAATCTTAGTATCGATTCGATCTTGCGAATTAGATTATTCAATTTTCATTCGCTCGTTTACACACAAGACCACAAATTTTTAAATATGTTTCAATAAGTTCAGCAATGAAATTATCGACCATATTAATTTGCATAATAGTGTTTTGTTTCAATAAAACCAAATGTGTGTTTGGAACGATCGATATGGGTAAAACGTTTACGGTCGTGACAAATTTAGCTGGATCGCAGCATGTTTCAAATCACATTCGTTTGCTTGATTGCATAGTGTTTAGATTCACATTTGTTCGCTAGACTCGCCGTGTTAAAAATCACATAAATATGTTACTTGAATTAATCTAATCGATTTTGAGCTATCTTTTAATCTAATCTAATCTCGCGTTATCAATAGAATGTCGAGCGATAACAATATATAATGCGAGGTCTGCTGTTTCTTGAGCATAAAAATTTTAAGACCAAACAACCATCCAAGCATCAGGTATGTATTTGTTGATTTTTATATTAATACAAAAATTAAAACGTTATTTTGTGTTTATTGCAGACTGATCAGAATAATTTACATATATCAGAACGTCATCAGGCACAAACGATAACAACCATGTCTGTATCAACGAATCGATTTGGCAAACGCAGATATTCGGAAATCAGTTGCGCTGCAACGATTCCTACCTATAATAATACGGAAACGCTAATGAGTCAAGCCACCTTGGAACGTTTGAACAATTTGTTAAATATTGCAAAACACGAAACGGCACTAATAAACGATTTACAGACGCTTTACGAATCATATTCAATAACTCAAATATCGGAATATTTTACAATTTTGACATCACACGTTAGAGCTAAAAAATTGTCAGAATGCAAAAAACAACGTTTGGATACTTTTCACATAGAAATATCGGATAGTCTTTACCGCGAAAAAACAATATTTGAAATGTCCGAATTTTTAGTAAAAATGTCTAACGAAATACAGCAATTAACGGAGAAAAAATTTGTCGATAATGTATGCACGCATGAATTCGGAACACAATTAAAAGAGTTATTCGATTGGATTCTTGCTACTGACGAATTTTTGGACAAGATTTATATTGAAAATAAATTTCTGCCGCAATTACAGAAAATTGTTGATACAAAGATTGATGCGTTGCTTTCCAAAAATGAACGAAATAATACAGAAAACACTGAAAACAACAACGACAAGTCTGATTTGAGAAATGATAGAAATAACACAGAAAACACTCAAAACAACAACGACAATTCTGAAACGTTGCAAAATGTGTTTGTGAGACATTATGATAACACACCAATTATTAATTTTGTAGATCAATTATTATCCATGTTTCACGAAGCGGCCAGAGATAATATTATTTCGGTTTATAGAACACTGCCTCACGAATCAAAAATTGTTGCCAAAAAACATATTGCGATAGATGTGTACGAATATTTGAAAATTCTACAGTACGAATTGTCACAAGAACATATAAATGCTGATAAATTGTTCGAATATACTACAAAATTGATTAGTTCTTTGGAAATTACTACGATATATTTAGATCAAAAAAGTAACGATCATATTACCAGTTTTTTGAAAAGTATGATTAACAGCGATAAAATATGTCACGACAAAAGATTAAAAGCAATTTTAATGAAAGCCACCTGTTCTGCGGATCAACAATAACAAATATGTAAAAATCCTAAATGTATATTGTAATTTACTTGGTTTTGGGAAATTGTATAAATGCAATATTGTATTATAATATTATATATTTTGCATATGCACATAAAATACATAAATCTTATATACCAGTTAAACTAGTTATCCATTCCCTATACGCAGCCACTTCGGTGTAAACACCTGGCCAACCATTTCTACCACACCCATTTCCCCACGACACGATTCCAGCCAATCTATCGTTAACAACCATTGGTCCACCCGAATCACCTTGACACGCGTCTTTACCGCCTCCTGGTGACGCCGCACATATTTGATTTTCTGGCAAACCACCCCAACTGCGGAATATTTGAGCACACGTGGAAGTTGGAATAACTGGTATATTTACGGAATACAACACAACAGGAGTGTTGCCATTCTCAGTCAATGTACCCCATCCGGTAATAATAGCGGTTGATTCGTCTGGGATAATTTCATTTTTATTGTACAAAGGTACAGCTGCTGAAGTGATTCCCAATATTAATGAATTGGTCAGTTTCAACAGAGCTATGTCGTTTACTGGAATTCCATAATTGTTGGTATAATACGCATGATGAACGTATGCTGATTCAACTTGCGTTACAACACCACCAGAAATTGATAACGTCGACCCACTTCGTATTCTGTACAAAGTGACCGGATACGTGATACAGTGGGCTGCTGTTACGATCCACGAATCAGATATTATACTAGCACCGCATATGTGTGTGGAATACACTTGTAACGATACTTGATAAGGAATCTCGTCTATAGATGTTGGACTACCTCCGACAATCCTACCTGTCGGTGAAACGTTCGCAATCGATTCATCTGACGAAGCAACTGCGACGGTTATAATTAAAAAAGATGCAAAAACCGCAAACATCGTAAAACGTTCTTACTATTTGACACCATTTAATCTTTGATAAAAAATACGAATGGTGATTTATCACATTCAGTTTGATTATTATTCTCAATACGATAACAAAAATTTGTGTTGTATTGCCAAACGTCCACAAATCGTCCGATACGTATTTCTTTCACAAACTGCAAATTAAAAAAAAATAATCAGACATTTGTTGATTATTTGTGGAACCGTTTAATATTCATTAACTTACCGGTATAGAAAATAATCTAACAATATCCCGTATAGCCCACCAATCGCAATGAATCGTTTCTACATTGCCGTTGGTTTTCAGTGTATGATAAACACAATGATAAATTTTAAATATGTCATCGTTTAAAATTCCAAAAAAACGCATTAAATGCGCTTGTGGAAAATTTTGTTTCATAATTGTGGAGTAATTTCTTTTCTTCAAAACGTCGATGAATAGTTTATAGTTATTTGGAATTGGTGAATAAAACGTTTCAGGTTTCGTAAAACAAAGTTTATTTTGGGTGACATTCAATACTAAATCCACACCGGACATTTTTTCCATTACAATACACAGTTTGTTTTGAAGTGACGGTAAACAATGCACAATCGTGTTTCTGTCAATAATTTCCGGCATAGTGAGCTTGGTTTATGAAAGAAACATTGATTTCAAATATTTTGGTATTATTGATTATATTTATGTCCGACACCAATTGTTTACATATAACATATTTTATTTGCCGAATGTGTCACAATGTAAATTTATTGATTCATATATTGACACATTTATGTCAAACAAATTCAAATATACAATATTTATTGCAAATAAACACGATGCTTTATCGTTTACATATAATATACATACATCTACTTTATTTTTTTAAAGCGTTTTATTGTGAGTCGGCTAATCTTTCAATCAATGAAACATCGTCTAGAATTGGCACACAATCGTTTGCAGTTAACAAACGACTGTCGGGACAACGGACTAGACATCTAGTGATTGTCAATTCTAAGCAACATTTTCGACATGCGTAATGGCCACATGACCAATAACGCATCAAAATCGACTTATATGTCTCCAAACACACGCAACATTTTAATTCTAATTTTACGTAGGCGCGTTCTACCAAATTAGACAAATCTTGACTATTGTCCAATGCGCCATGATCGACTGCATGTTGCACAGTTTTAATAGCTGCGGGAAGATCTCTTCCCATATCGTCGGCTAAAGTAGAGACTTCGTTGTATAACGTCGTCATATCGTCAACACCGGAAAAACGTTGCCAACCCAATATTTTTACTCTATTATCCATAATTTTGTGATGTTTTTTTTCTTTCAAATTTTGTACATAACTTTCGAGTGTTTGTAACAAATCGTAATAACTCTCCGTAAGATTTTCGTCTTCTTCGGATATATTAGTTACTACTTTTTCTAGCTTGTTCATGACATTACTATGTGTTTCAAGAAGTGATCGTCTGGTATAAAAGCAATCGTTTAATTGGTTGTCACACATTATTCTAATTTCATCAATATCTAAATACTTTTGATTAACGCTAACCCATTGATCAAAAATTTGAAATTCGTCGAGTAACTCAATCGTAAAAATATCGACAAACTCAATATTCAATTTTTTTAATTCAATGTTTTGAATCTTTTCACGACAATCTTCGCGCTCACGCAACATGCGTTCTATTTGAGACCATCGTATTCTAGGATCATTTGAAACTTCTTCTTCGTTTAAAGCTTTTTCTTTTTTGATTAAATAATTAAACTGCTGAATTTCTATGATATTTTCAAACCGTGCAACAATATGTAAAATAAACTCCGACGGTAACAACATTATGTCTGTAACATTATTTATAAATGTTTGGATAAATTTAATCAATTCCGTAATTTTTTGCTCAGTTTCCAAATCCATTTTTTTTTCCTCAGTTACCTGTTTTATTTTTTTATTAGAGAAAATTGGAGACGGTGGACGTGGAACCGCGTCATCGATGTCGATAAATTGAACAGACGTTGAGGGTTGATTTTCTGGTTGATTGTCGTATGAACCGTTGCCGGGCCATGATATGTCGGCAAGTTGTTGGGTAGCCTCGTCGTCAATATTGGTGACCGGAGCTGTTGATCTGGGTATAACCATAGTATGCACGTCCCAGTAATCCATCTCATGATTTTCCGAACCACCCTCTCGATTGGTACTTTCTTGCAAAGGAATATATGGTATTTCACGATATTCTTCGTGCGAAGATGTAGACAACACACTACGCCGTGGGCTGGTGTACGGTGTACGTTGACGAGTTAAACTCAAATTGAAACGTCTACTCATGATGCTGAATTTCGAAGACTGTGTCATGTGCCGGTGATCCGGCTCTTTATATCGAACGTTATCATTTTTTGATAACAACTATCAGTCGATACGTGTTATCATTCAGGTCTACGTGACAAACAGCACGGCTGACAAACTCTGATAACACCGTCTTGATTAAAAATTATTTATCGACGATGTAATCTATTTGATTGATTGGCCTACGTGACAAACGACACGATCGATCAATGTCTGTAACAACCGGTTGGCAGATATCATGACTGGTCGTAGTGTCAACATGATTGATTAAAGTATTATCTGCTTGATTGATACGACTACGTGACCACGCAAAGATCAACGATTAGGTGTGACAAACAAGTGTGATAATCACTCGGATTTGTCCTGTATACCTATGATTGATTTACGGTCGGTTAATTAATTTTGATATCAAGTGTTTCAAGATACCTGTAATCTTAGATTCTAGTTATCGTACGTTACTGGTTCGTATATAAACGAATCCGTGTACGGTAAACCACAGTTCCAACGTAAATTTATCCCGTATTTATGTCGTACAATTTTTGAGGTTAGATCGTAGTTTATGAGTGCGATAAATTCGAGTGTATACTTGCACGTCCGTATACTATACGATTCGTAATAATAATAACAAAGTATACGGGTTTACCTAAAACACCTTATTTTTTGCCATACACAAAAGGAGATGTCTAGTTTTCAAGCGAATTTGAAATCTCCGGATTGTAATTCGATTCCCAATTTGTCTCAAACAACCATCACCGAAACGCTCGATGAAATGAGCATGTTGAATCCTCCGTTAAGTCAAGAATCAATAGACAACTGTTTGGCCGAAATAATGGAGGAATTTCCACCATCGACAAATGCATTTGTAGATTCGTTGCGTAAAGACGAAATGCAATCAATACGTGTAAAATATGAAAATTTAGTCAAATCGACAATAAATTCAGATTACGACAGCCAAGATGCCTTAATGAATATCGAAGACAACTCTATTATCACTACCGCAGTTTGTGACGATACTGATGGAATTGTTAACAATATGACCGAAAAACATTCAAATGTCAAAAAAATCCGTCAAATTTCACACGAAATACTTTCAACGCCTTTTATGTTTGAAATTGACAATAATCATATTTCGGACAATAACAACGTTCATATTAACGAAGTCAGAATTACCGATTTAATAAATGAAAAAAACGATAAAAGTGATACAATTAATAATTCGAATACAAGCAAAGACAAAAGTAATTTAGCACCTATAATGTCTGAAAATGAAAATGATGAATATGTACCATCGACAATAAATATGAACGAATTTAGAGCAATCAGCGACGTTAATGTAAACAACTCGAATGAAAAAATTCCAGCAGATGACGACGGAAATGAAGAGCCCTGCAACGAGAACGAGAAAAAAGAAGAGATTTGTAACCAGAACTACCACGTTAACGTTCAATCTACACACGAAGAATCATCCAGCGCCGAATCGACAGATGAAGAAGAAACCAATCTCGCAAATATTGCTTCTACATCCGGTAAACATATTAACATTCGTGATGTCGCATACGTGCCGACTGCGATTAAGAATAATAAACGGCCGTTTCAACGTTTTAGTTCAAGTAAACAAGATGCAAATGAATGTACCGACGAACCCTATGTACCCGTGCCAATTGCAAACCCTTTGAAAACGCACGAATCGCTAAAACGTAACGAATCGCTAAAACGTAATAAATTGTATAAAAAAATAACAAAAGACGTGCCGAGAAAACGCATGCGACATGATTCATATATTTCGGATTCATCGGACGAAGAACCACATGTGCCGATTGAAGTAAAAAAATGTTCGAAACAACCGAAACATCAAACTTTAAATAAATCAACGAAACGTTGCAAGCCGCAAAAAGAAGAAGATGAACACGTGCCAGCCAAACGCATTCGTGAAACAAAACAAAATTTGGATTCAACACCTGCATACACTATAGATGCAATGTCGGGTTCTTTTGATATCGTATCCACTAACCAATACATGAATTTGTCGTCAGGTCGGTATGTTTTCATTTTGGAAAAAGATAAAAATGGATTATTATATTGGAATAATTATGGTAGTTACTCACATCCATACAGAATTGTAAACAATATGATGAATGATCGCAAATACCCAGCTAAAGAAAAATGCGTAGTTATAGTTATTGTCAATTGTTTTTTCTTTTTGAGGCAATCTTTCATATCGGAAGATTTAAAACAATTCGATTTACGTTGTATGATTCCGACCGGTCCACCGTCCAAATACGGTCAGCGTTTCCTAAAAAGCGTTAGTGTGCAAGAAGACACAAATAGCGTAATCACATTCTTATGTGCTAAATACTGCATACCTAAAGCCGTTGAAGCATTTCGTATGGCGTGTTGTAGGAATATATTGAAAAATGATTACGACGACATCAATTACGCAGTCGATGAATTGTACGATAACAATGCGTTTTTATTATTACCCATCAAAAAAATTACAGAATCATCACCTGTCAGTGATATAGAAAGCGCGAATGTAAACCTGTTTACGGAAAAAATATTGGGGTCGAGACCGTTTGATAACAACGCGAAATTAGATTCGGAAAAAGATAAAAAATCAAGAGAAAAAATTCTGGAATTGAAAAAAAATATTGATAATCAAACTATTGACATATCTCGAACTGTACTTAAAAATTCATTCAAAATCATACAATCAGAATATAAACGCATCAGTTTTCGATCTAATAGCATTGGTAATGTACTTTACAAAAAAGTGGGTAAATCAGCAAAAAATATTATTCGAATGACGAGTGAAGAATTCGAAAATTTATTCAAAATGGTAGATGAAACAGAAAAACCCGATTTTTTTGTTATGGGTGAAATTGGTGAAAAACATCACAGATTCGTTGTAATTTCGCATAAATGTAACATAACATGGTTGACCGAAGGTTTAACTTTGCAATTGCCAGATAAATATGATAAATCGCATAAAATTCATAGAATTATTGAAAGAGCGTACAACGTTTCAAAAACACGTTTAAACATTTTGATAGGCGCAGCGTGTTATAATATGATGAACAAATTAGACGACAAAATATATAAAAACTTGATAAAAATATTATGCAATTCTAACAAACATACGACCGAATAAAACGACATTTACATGTAAGATCGTATCATTTCATGTCATTGATATTCTCATTTTGAGATAGATAAATGTAAATATGTAATCAAATATATGATCGTATTATTTCATGTAATTGATATTATCATTCTGGGATATATAAATGTAAATATGTGATTAAATATATAATGCACATGTTTGTATTGTATTATTTTATGTCATTAAATGTAAATATATGATCAAATATACAATGCATATGTTTAAATTGTGTTATTCTATGTTATTTGTCCTCTAGTTTTAAAAAATATACTTGTTAATTAATAATGTAAATATGTAATACGATGCAAAATTATTGTGCATGTATCATATTTCATATTTTATGATTATGTCACGGAATGTAAACTTTGATTTTATTTTCCACGTGTGCACGACATATGGAACACGTTGTTAGGTGGGAAGAGCATCCAATACAGGATACAATATGTCCGCATGGTAAAAAAACAATTGCCAACTCTTCTTTCCAACATATTTTACAGATGTTACGATCTTGATTGTTGTAATAAATGTCGTTACCAGCAAATGCGTATTCTGCGTTCTATGAAAAAGATAAAAATTATAAATCGATCCAAAACAAACGTGTAATAAAAATACATAAATACATAAATTTTACCCAATCATTGTTTTCTTCCAATGTTGCTAAATATCTGCATTTGTCAACCATTTGAGGTGTTCGTTCATAGGTGTGTCGTGTATATACCAATCTTTTAACACTAATCCGCAATGAAAACAAATCGTAACGTCCCCTTTTTGTGTGTAGAAAAAACCTGTATACGCCAGTTGTGTTTTTAGACTTTTTAAAGATTTTGGCCATTCTTCGAAACTTGACTGTCTGTTTTGTAAATTTTTGTATTGCGGATAAATAGCGGTTTCGCTATTACTCGGTAATTGATATTTAGTATTTATTTCAATATTTGCAAAAGATTCCGTGATTCCGCAAACATCATTCGAATACGGAATAGTTTTAATATTTTTGATTTTGTCAGATGATTTCAACGGCACGTTACCGCACATTATTCCTCTAACCATGCGACAGCGTTCAGACCATCGTCGATGTTCGTAAACTGGGTCGTCGTTTTTCTCCCAGTTGTTAATTTCAATTCGGCAATCAAAACATCGTACATTATCAGCAATACCCGTATAATAAAAACCAGTTTTTGCCAAATAAAGAGGATTCAAATATTTGACAGGCCAACTATCAAAACTGTCCAATCTCTTTTGTTCGTAACGATAGATCGCTTTTGACATTTCTACAAATAACCTTTTGTCAAAACACGAATACAACGTAAAAGCGTGTTAAGTGTACAAATGTGATGTCTCAACTTGTCATATGTCCACCCACGAGTCTAATAAACGTGACAAACACCTGGCTAACTAGATTGTCGTATATACGATACCTGACTGAGAGATGTCACATTTGTTGGGCTCCAAGGTCCAACACATTTGACAAATTGAGTGAGATCTGGCATGTCACATATGTACGACAATCTAGCCTGACTGAAAGATGTTACATTTGTTGGGCTCGAGGGTCCAACACATTTGACAAGTTGAGATGTCGCGTTTGTTGGGCTCGAGGGTCCAACACATTTGACAAATTGAGATGTCGCATTTGTTGGGCTCGAGGGTCCAACACATTTGACAAGTTGAGATGTCGCATTTGTTGGGCTCGAGGGTCCAACACATTTGACAAATTGAGTGAGATCTGGCATGTCACATATGTACGACAATCTAGAGTGATTGAAAGATGTCACAGAGTCCTGAAATCTCGCATGTGGCGTGTATACGGCAATATAGCTATCCAAGTGGTTGTCAGGTATATTTGACTATCTAACTATCGAGATGGTATCTTATCATACGTTCTCAAGATAACAACGATAAGATTTCTTTATCTTTTGGTATATAACATGATACGTACATTTATTGACAGTCTTGTACACCAAGCATCGATCAAACAGCACGACATAATAGTGTATATTGCATAAAAATGTCAACAGAAAGAGAGGAAAGATGCGAAAGTTTATCTTTGGAGGAATTGCGAACGTGTGAAAACCCGCACGCTATCACACATCTTAAATTAAAACACGACGACAGTGTGGAAAATACTTATTTGCCATTACTTGGTGACAACTTGGAACTGTGTTTACCAAATCTTGTATATCTGAAGATTTTCATGTTTGTGGTTAATATGGAAAAAATTTCGGATGCGTTGCAAGGATGTCCAAATTTACAACACCTGGACATAGTTGTATGGGGTGAAAGTTATGATTCTGATATCGGCGACACATCTTACGAAGTAAATATGGATATGAGAAATTTTTTGCAACTCCAAACTATCAACATATTTTTGACGGAAGATGTATGGAAATTTACTCTTGTCTCGCCAACAATCAAGAAATTGCAAATCAGAGCTCAAACCGACCCGGATTTCGATTGTGATCCAAAAACATATATTATTGAATGTACAAAGTTAGAAATAATATACAAAAATGATTTCATTCCACCTGATTTAATAGATCATATTACATATTGGCCAAAGAAAAAAGACATTGGTGTGTTTAATGATATAGGTGGAACAGATAACATGTTGTGGAATCAAGATATGGAAGCCACAGATTTGTCATACTTTTTTTTACCAAATCTAAAATCTGTAATATTTCCGTGCTGGTAATTAATAACATATTTATGCAAAATGTAATAAACAATACTGTTTGCACATATTTATCGATTGATGTATATTGATATATAATGTATTATCACAAATATATATTGTTATATGATTATCATGAGTAACAGTTTTGTTGGTATATAAACGCTCCCGATTTTATTTTGATTAGTTGAACAAGTTTGTTACAAAGATTATTGTGACAATACTATAATTCGAAATGGATTTTGTACAATTTACAAACGCAACGTTCAAGAAATCTAATACAACACATGAATATACGAATGATTTGTGCGTCAAACTCACGGTTTCCGAATTAAAAAATTACGCTAACAAAACGAACCTTACACATTTATATTTAATGGCCGATAAAACTGCTATGGTGGTTGATGCGATTAAAGAAAACGAGTTGGAGTTAGATTTACCGAATTTAATATATTTTAAAGCCTATTTGTATGAAGTAAAATCGCTATCACCTATAATAGAAAAATGTTCCAATCTACAACATTTAGATTTAATGTTAGATACTTATGATAACCATGATGGTGCGGATTACGACAATGAGTACAACAAATTTACAGATGACGATGATAGCGAAAACGATGAAAGTACGGAGAGCGTTTACAAAGAAATATACGAGATGAATTCAGAAACTTTAATCAGAAATATATGTCTTGATTTCTCGAAAATGACAAAATTACAACACGTCAAACTTTGTTTAACAAACGAGATCGGTCAATTTTATTTTACATCACCTACTATCAAATCGTTACATATCAGTTCATATATGCATAACGATTATCCAATAGAATACAAACTGAACTGTCCTAATCTACAAATGCTTTGCCGCAGTGTTGTTAATTATAAAGACGAAGATCAAAAATTTCAAATGCTACCCGAAGAATCCGTATGGCGTTTTTTTGAATCTTTTAACGAAATAGGTGACACATCCGACAAAAAAGTGTGTATCTACAAAATGAATGCAACAGGAACGTCGCAATTCGATTTACCTTTGTTAAAATGTTTTAAACACAGCTCTCCGAAGTAGCAAATATGTTTATATACGAGTATAAAATTGTACAATACGTTATTATATATTAATATTTTATTATGTGAATAAATACATTCGCTATTACAAATACATATGTTTATTTTATTCAATTACATTTTACATTAAATATTACACATCAGATTCGTCGAGAGAATATTCTTCTTGACTTTGTGTCGATGATAATGATTCCAATTGTTTAACAGCTAAATCATTTTTTTTCTGAGAATTTGTTGTTTTTCTTCTAACTGTTTTTTTACTTTTATTTTTTTGACGACTTCTGTCCGACAAATATTTGTGGAGAACCACATATATCGTTTCTGCCGACTTGTCATCGGATTTGTAATTTTTCACAAAATTGACAAAACCTTGCACAAACTGCTTTAAATCGGTTTCGTATTCAACACTTTCGCGAAGTCTGACAGACATATTTGAAAAAAACATTAATATTTGTGGTTCTTGTTTTTTTGCATCGCTCCACAATCTCGATTTATCCGGCAAATTGTTGTAAAACTTTTTTATTTCACAATTCGCCAACAATATACTAAATATGATAAAACCGTTTAAATTTGCAGATTTAGGATCTTTTATTTTATTCCATTTTTTTCTAATACGTGGTAATTCTGATTTGTGATTGTCCGAACACAGATATATTCGAAAATCCGTGGGACTGATGAACGATATTTGTCCGTTTACTGCAGTAGATGTCATTTCAAATTCTTCTCACAATTGTCTTATAACACATCAATAAAGAATGCTTAAGACACTATTCCGAAATTTTGATAAAAAATTTAGAAAATTATTTAGCAATTTTGATGAAAAATATTATCATAATAATGACTACGATAAATATCGCGATATATTGTAAATATGAACTGAGACTGGATATGGAATCAGAACCCGACGTGGTACTGCCACTCCATATAGAATCTTCACCGATCAACCAATCGAGACCCAGATCTGATATTAAATCGGAAAACGTATACGGTTCAACGCACGACAATGTTTGATTTTCAGCTAGATCAGAAATATCCACCCATTGTTCAGAATCCGGATCTGCGTAAGGATCCGATTGACGACAAACACTGATTTCGGTGTCAATATCATAACCGTCGCATATAGTTTCTAAAGTTTCTACATCATCACCATATATAGGATCCAAAAAATTGGCACAATATAGAGATGTGTCTATTGTAGTTTGATCAACACCGCATGATCTATATTTCAAATAACAAGTTTCTACTTCGTCTCCGCTTCCTACCGAATAAAAACTTCCACCTGTACGATTCAGAGCGTCTATAATATCTTGCACTAAATCAACGCCCGTTAAAATTAAAACAACAGTTCCAACGGCCAAAGTCGTGTATCCCAAACTTTTGAGATACGTACTCAATTTCGGATTTTTGGTCAATGCTTGTGAAACCCCGTTGTACGTTTTGACATCTAGAGAAGGGTTTAGAGTTTTCAAATTCAGCCGTTTTAATTCTGCAATATATAGAGTGTTGTCGGGTATCCCTGAAGCGGTTCTCAAAACAGACAATCCGGACAAATCGGTATCCGTTGCATTGAACAAAGCTTTGATATTAACTTCGTCAGCTTGACGCAAAACCTTGTTGACTGAAAAAGTGTCCACTAGACCCACATAAGTGGAATAATTTGTCACAAACCCTTTGTTTATAGTTTTAGCCGAAGATAATGAAAAAACACTGTCGAACGTGGAAAATGTCCCGACAACCTTTGCTGTATTGTCAACAATAACATCGGCAGCGGTACTATAAATTTTGTTTGTTTTACGCAAGCCGCTAAACATTTTTGGTTAAGCTAGCTTATTGTTAATTAATAAACATATTTACGAGAAACAATAATGTTTTATTCAAATATATAATACAAACGTGTGTTTATTGAATAAAACATCACAAAATATTATACATAATCACCAAAAATTGTAATAATAATATACAAATTTTAACAAAGGTAAATTATATTGCGATGTGTTAGTAGCATGCATTTTAATATTACATACATTTGTGTCGGTCATTTTTCTTTCCATACATTGTGTTTTGGAAAGGGATGGGTTACGAAATATTACATTTCCATCATTGAAATCGACATATTTGCGATATAGCGACTCCAAAGTAGGGCAATTTAGATTGTAAATTATCGGATGATCGGCATATTGGGTTGAAACAATGACTAACATTTTAATAGTAGGTGAAATTAACTCAAATTTACCGATTTGATTAGTCACATACATTTTGACAGTTTCTAATTTTGTGAATTTTGAAAAATCTTCACATATATTATTAAACATCCATTTAGAAAAATCTGCGTCTTCGTCATCGCTACTGTCGTTATTTGTATTGTCATTATTTGTTTTTTGTTCCATGTCTTGATCACGTTCGTCGTATGTTTCTATTCGCAAATCCAAACATTGTAAATTTGGACATTTTTCCATCAAACTTGATATTGATTTGACGTTATACAAATCCGTTTTAAGATATACCAAATTTGGTAAATCCAGAAATAACTCGTTTGCGTTTATACCATAAGTGTAACTATCGGACATCAAGTATAAATCTGTAATTACAGATTTATTTGCATAATTTTTAAATTCGGAAATTGTAAGATTGAGGCACATTTTACTAGTCAATTTTTCGTTTTTCGAACTTGTAGATTCAATACCAATTTCGCACATTTTGTCTAAACTGGCACAGAAATCATTATGTTGAATACTGTTTCTAAAACAATTGGATGTGCTCTTATATACTAACAAACACTTGTAAATGGTGGTAAAATTGTATATATTGTTCTCAATAAAAATATAATAATATCATGTCGAAATACATTAATTTTATTTTTTTTCAGCACACAAAAAATGTTACAATATTTAAAAATAAGTTGTATGTGTTAACGATGTATCGGAAGTAAACGCAGAACCGGTACGTTGTCCAACCATCTATATTTTTTGAATGACGAATAACTAATTCGTTTACGACGTAAAAACATTTTACTCAAATTCACATTTTGTATATCTGTGTATACAAACGTCTCATGACTTTTGTAATTGACATCACGACGTTTGAATATGCGGCCTCTACTTCTAAATATAGTCTTCGATTTTTTATCGACGTAATTATAAAAGAATCGTGTTTTTTTCTTCGCACGAAGCATATTATAGGTAACAATTGTTTGATTTGTGCCAAGGTCAACGTTTGTTTCCAAATCTTCAACGTCCGTGATATTGTTGTCGTTTAACACATCTTCGTCGTCTGTTGTTTCATACGACGCATCGGTCATATAACCGTCGATATTAGCTAACAACAAATTTTGTCCAATATATTTTACGCGATTGACGTTCGGGCTGTGCAATGACATGTGTTGTTTCACAGCTAAAGGCTCAACCGTGTAATGATGTAACGTGTATAAACTTTCACAAGAACGGTTATCGAAGAAGATTTTTTCCATTACAGAATCCGAAGTACTGACCACAACAAGATGTTTTAATGTATCGTTGCTACAAAAAACGCTGTAGCAAGCGCCTTTCATCAAATAGAATTCAAAATGAACGAGAGATGTCCATGGTAAAAGATTGATTCCTATTACACAATAATCAGATGTAACGTCGACATATAAACACATTTTGGTCAAACGTGGGCAATTCACAAAAGGTTTCAATGGATCTGCTGTTTCTACATCATCCGCACCAGGCACATATCTTTCCCGATACAGAATATACCCTTTGAAAAATTGCAGGTTGGGACAATTTATGTAGAAATCAGATAAATCCACTTCTTCGTCCATATTTTCGCCGTCAAATAATTCCAAATGTGTTATTTGTTTTAAAAACTTCACTTTCAAACGTTGCAATTCTTCCAATAAATCGATTTTGATGCGAAATTTTTTCATATGCTGATATTGCCAACAATCGAAAATATCTCTTGGCTGTATTATCGCGTCTTTTTCACAATCCAGTATCGGAAAAATATGATCTTTGCAATATCGGTTCATTGTTCTCATTTTTTTGACATCTTCTAAATTCAAATACTTGCAAATTTCATTGAGCACGAGTTGCGGTGTGTTGACGGAAAAAAATTCCGGAATATCTTCTAAATTGTCAATGGAAAACATTGTACTGTATTGAAGCTTCGACAACAGGATCCAGCTATTTAAACTAGTTCGCTATCTTTAAGTTTCACGTAACGTTTTTGCTGTAGAATAGGATAAACACGCGTTCATAACGTTTCGGTCATTTTGATCGGACGTTTTGCTATTGTATGCGGTTTTTCGTCGTCTGACATAAATACGTTGGGGCGTTTTATCGGTACACGTGGTTCGATTTTGATAGCTGGTGTTTTGTTTTCATCAGGTACACGTGGTTCGATTTTGACAGATGATGTTAGATATTCATCTGGTACACGTGTTTCTGCTTCCAAAATTGACGATTTTATGTCGTTATGTGCTTTTGTTTCCAAAATTGACGATTTTATGCCGTTATTCACTAGTTGTTGTGCGGCTGCAGCATGTTTAAATTCCCGCTCCATTTGATCTTCAATAATTTTTTTTGCTTCCGTTAATTCTTGACTATATTTCTCTAATTCTTGTTCATATTCTTTAATATTTGACTCTAATTTTGTAATCTCTTCTTGCTTGTTTTTTAATGTCTTTTCTAATTCGACGTCATGTTTGTTTTTAACATCGTTTAACTTTGTTTGTAATGTTTGCGTTTGATGTAATATTTTATCGTAATTGTCTTCGTATTCTTGAATTGTTTTCTTGGTATCGTCAACGTATTTTTGAATCATTTGCAAAAGATAATTATCAGAAATGTTATTCTTTTGTAAAATAGCTTTTGTTTCATTAATGTTACGGATAACAAGTTCGTGGATCACATCTATGTTTTTGTCAGGAATTTTTATGAGTTTTTGCGTCAATATAGAATAATAATCTGTGCGTGTGGTTTTTATAATATTCAATGACGTATTTAAATTAAAACTTTCGGATACATTAAAATATTTGTTAAATTTATCACGAAATACCGATAATTTATTTTGAACAAACTGAGTAACTGAAATCAATGTGGTTACATTGTTTTCATCGTAATTTAAAGTCATTGTCGACGTATTGGTGTTTGTAAATGACAATATAGGTACCGTTTCATCGTCTATAATATCATTTATATTCTTTAACATTTCATAAGTTTCTTTAATAGTGCTTGTGCAACTATTAGCATCATTCGTTTGCAAACGTAAAAGGGATTTTAATTCGCTATTGTCTGAGTTTTCGATCTGCAACTTTTTGTAATCGCTAAATGTTGTATCATACACAAAAATAAATTCTTTTATTAAATCGTATGTGTTGGTGCTGCTTGAATTCAATAATCTTTGTTGTAAAGATTGATTCAACGTGCGAAAATCGAGGGTTGCTTGCACTATGTCAATCTCACGATTTCCAGTTATTACCTGAAATAATGTGTCGTTCAAGCTGTATTGATCGTTTCCATAAAAATCGTCGTCCATAGTAATGCTATCATGATCTTCGGAACACAATCTTTGTATTTCAAAAGCCAAATCACGCATAACAACGTCGCTCATCATAAGAAATTTGTTTTTATTTAAATTCCTAAATTTTTCATATCCTGTCAAATAACCTAAAAATACTTGCAACAGTTGATCGCATCGTTTTGTATCCGATACGTTTGCATAAATACGTTTTATCATGTCTCTCAGATTTGTGATGAAACTTGAATGTTTTTGAATCATAAAATTTGTGTCTGTTGACACATTTATCCTACTAACGTAAACCAAATGTTCGTCGAACAGAATAACGATATCATTTATTAAATCTCTAATAAAATTGTCGCGTAACAATCCATCGTCCGTCATGTTCAAAGCTGGAATTTTATCATTAATCAATCTGATGATACGCGAATGAAAGTTATCCATTATTTCGGTATATTTATTCAAGTTGGCTGTCACGTTAAGAGTTTCCGTCTGCAATGACGATAACAACGTTTTACAATCTGAAATTTGTTTCGTATTTTCGATAGCAACGTTATCGGATATGGCACGAACGTCACATTTCTGACAATTTCGGTAATCAATGTTTTTTGACGTTATCAGTTTGGTCACCAAATCAGTGAGATTAGAATTAACATCTATATGCTGTTGATTTAATGCTATGTTTATAATACGTTGTGCTTTTAAATAGTCTCCACTGTTTTCACGCAGGCGAACGTTTTCTTCTGTAAGCTCAGTGATTTTTTGCACGAGATTTCTGAAAGTATATTTGTTTACAATAACGCCATAATAATCCGTCATGTTGACGTATTTGTCTAACGAAGTATTTCAAGAATTATTACACAACGATAATTTTGTTGAATCGATACGACCGTTGGTAGACAATAAACCAGCGCACAGTGGACGTGGTTCTTTTTTGATACCAAAAACCGTCGTATGGAGAATTACACGAATAACACCGATAGAGGATGCAGAACGTGTCAACAAATTAATTTTTAGTTTGACAACAAATCCGTCAAAACATTTCCCACGCAACATATGCGTTTACGTTATTCAACCAAAACTGCACATGTGGCAACGATGCTATTGCAACAATTTCCCAAACGGCGAATGTCGTCGAAATTGCATAAAAATGAAATATTTGCTGGCACCTGGTGTCGATGGATATGAAAATACTATCAACGTTTTCAAAGTTTATAAAAAATACGGTCAAACACGAACTCTAGACGATTTTTTGACAACAACAATGAGATTGTGTCATCAATACAACATTACCGAAGGTTCTTATATAAAGTTTAAAAAAGACATTACTGTTGATAAATTACCCCTCGCTTGTGAGTTGTCCGAATTTCTTATTGTCAAAGACAACATAAAAGAAATCAAGATTTCAGTACTGGCCTTTGATATTGAAGTGAGGTCATCGTCCAATCGTTTTTGCGATGCCACCAGAAAAGAAGATGAAATTATATCAATATCGTTAGTTTTGAAAAACGCTGATGACAGTATATTACGATTTTGTTTAGTTTATTGCGCAAATGTAAAGAACGAAACAAAACGTAAAGACATTTCTGTCGGCGAAACGCTTGTTATATTACATAATACGGAAAAAGATTTGATTGAAAACTTTTTTACTTGCGTCGAATTGCTAAATCCAGATTTTATAACAGGATATAATTCGTCAAATTTTGATTTTCCATATATTCAAAAAAGAATGCAGATGTTAAAAATGGGAGATTTGTTCTTCAGACGATTTGGTTTTCAATTAGAGGTGAAATTTGGTAGTTTCTTTCAACGATATCGTAAAGTACCTTCGGTAAACATACCGTTACACGCATACCACGATACTTTTGTAGCAGTCGGTAATTTAAAATTGGACAATTATAGGTTAAACACCGTAGCCGAATCGCTATTGAACGAACAAAAAATAGATTTACCATTTATGGAAATGAACAGATTATGGGCACTTGGAGAAGTTGGAGACATTGTTCGATACAACGTATATGATTCAGAATTAACGTTAAGAATATTTATGAAAATAGATGTTATTAATGTATCGTACAGCATGTGCGAAATTATGAAAATTAGCACAGACTCGTTGAACGAAGGTATCATGAAAAAGTTGACTGGTCTAGTCTTTGATTACGCTATCAAAAACACAGATGATGTAGATGGTAAAAAAATTGCTAATCCTTATTTTTTGTTTATCAACGACTTTTACATGATAAAGAATCGTTCAAACGATAAAAATCAGGAAAACAAAATGTGTTTCGATAAATTGAAACGTACAAAAATGCCATATTCTGCCATTGAAAAATATAATCCTGTAAAACTTTGCGATAGCGACGGTAAATTTGTTTATCTTGGGGGTGATGTTATGGATCCTGCACCAGGTGTCTACAAAAACGTGGGTATATTCGATTTTGAAGGTATGTACGGCACACGTATGATTAAAGACAATATTTGTGAAACGAACATTGTCATCACTGACAACGATACAGTGTATCGTTTGACTAATAGGACCGGTGTTGTCGACAAAATTGTCAACGATTTAAAAATAAGAAGATCCAAATTGAAAACCTACATGAAAACGTTGGATACTTCTACTTTTGAGTATAAAATGTTACATATATTTCAAAATACCGTGAAAGAAATTATCAATTCTATGTACGGTTGGCACGCAACAAACTGCAAAATTCTGGCCGCTGAAATTACTAGATTGGCGCGTGATAAATTATACGATGCTCAAAACAAAATAAACAACCATGTAACGAATTATTTTACCGTAATATATGGCGATACAGATTCGTGTTTTATCCATGTAATGAATTGCGACGATCCCATCGAACAATTAAAAAAGTTAGAAAACCAGTTAAATGAATCGTGGAACGGAGACGCAGTTATCGAATTTGAAAATTATTGTGTAATTATTATATTGTATCAAAAAAAAAATTATTGTTTTTTGACAGATAAAAATGTCTTTAAAGACACAATTGTGACCAAGCGTCGAAACAAACCAAAATTGGCGAGGCATTCTTTAGATCTTTTCTTACGGACATACCTGCAGACCCATAAAATTATAATAAGTTCGCAAGCATGTATCACATATTTGCAAAATGCTATGTTAGATTTTAACCCAAGTTTGTTTACGAGCAGTGTGCAATACACAGAAGGAAAAAATTCTATAGCGTCTCATTGTGTAGAATTATTGAAACAACACAGCGTGCAAACTTTACCGCACGACGGTGAACGTATAGATATTTTACAAATTGTTGATAAAGCAACCACTGTGAAAGAAAAAAGTTTGCCTTTAGAGATGTACGATCCTAACGTACATACGATTGATTTGATCAAATTTTGCGACGATCATTTTAAAACGTTCATGGTCATGTTAATAAATTTATTGCCGCAAGAACGAAATCTTTTGACTGACGAATATCAAAAAATATTCAAAATTATGACTAAATCTGATATGAGGTGTTGTTTAATGTCTAAAAAAGGAAAATGGGATATTGTTTATTCGAAAAGTAAAGACATTAGAGTTTTCTTTAATGCACAATAAAATAATTGTATTTATAGTAAATAAGATAAAAAACAGTAAATATTTCAATACGATGCAAACGCACGTGATTAATGTATATGTTGGACGCTAAAAATACACGTATTGTACCAACACAAATTACAATTTTGTACAAACAAACATTAATCACGTGCGTTTGCATCGTATTGGAATATTTACTGTTTTTTATTTTTTTTTTTTATAATAATGTGCCTATGGGCAGTGGTGTAAAAATGTAAAGTCAATAAAACTATATATATATCAAATGATGTAGATTATTTTATTTGTGTTAATAAAATTTTACAATTGTATAGCATAACATTAAGTGATTGAGACATATATCCATTGTTTTGCAAATATTGCTTTGCATTGTCATTTTCGACCACAGCAATAACGGCTTTTGTTTTACCGATTAATTTATTCACTAATCCCTCGTCGGTAGAATCAACGAATGCAAAACTATAATCAGTACGAGAAAAATCATACGGTTGATCGTCGTAATTCAATTGCGTGTTTGGCGTTCGAACGACAACAAAACCGTTTGCAAACACGTCAATGTGCAACAAATGCAGTGTTATGTTTCTAGCTTTGGTTTCGTAAGTTTTAAATATACCGATGGACGAATTATTGATAATGGTAGTATTAATCAATTTTTTTATTAATGTTTCCAATCGCAGAGTTTGATCGCACAAAATGACATTGTAATCGCAAAACGACGTTTCATTGTATAAAATTGCTTTATACCAATGCGGAATTATTTCCATAAATGGTTCTTGATTCCACGTCAAATCACCGTTGTCGGTGATCTTTACTACTTTTTCAATATAATTATCTATATTTTCGACAGAACTACTGTTATTGGTCGACCACATACAATACAATAATGTTAAAAACAACAATAACATGACAATAATAATGAGCAACATATGTACATTTAGTGCATTTAATGCATTTCTCGTACTATTTCTATCAAATTATTGTTTGACAAGTAATTTAAAACATTTTCTATATTTTTGTGCTGATCGCTTATCAACACGGGAACGTGTACGTAAATTTTGCACCATAACGACATTTGTTTATAAAAGTATTCCACAACTTGGACAAATTTTTCGTTTATATAATCTAATTCCAAACCGCCGTACGTTTCTGTAGTTACGCACATGAATTTGATGACATCAAGCAACAAGTGTACTCGATAATGTTCGATAAGCGTGTTCGGCGAAGTCGCGTATCTTATCGTTTCATTATGCAATTCGTTTAACAATTTTTGAAACAAATTGATATTTTCGTTCGTAATCATATGTTTAATTTTTGTATCATTATCGGTGAAATCTGTAAATTCGTTGACATCGGTGTTCATACATTCTGAATAAGGTAAAAAATTTGTCACATTTGTGTGCGGTGTCACGTTTACGTCGGTACAAGCGTCAAATCGAAGGTGACATTCGTGATTCATAATGCCCAGTCAATTGATGGATCGTTATATTGATATGTTGAAATTTGAAATAAAGACAATTTTTAGACAAATTCACGTTAATATCACCAACGACAGTGTTGTCGATATAATGAAATCCGAAGTTGCTTATTACTTGCAACTTTGGGCTTCGATCTCGCATCAAAACATTTCAAAAGAATTTATGTCAGAACTGTTGGTTGCGCTAAAAAGCAACAAAAATTTTGACACAACTTACGCAGATATGCTGGAACGATTCAATGTTGTAAATTTACAACCGGTTGACGAAAAACCGCATATACGCCGATATTGGGATTTGATTCATTTGATAGCTCATGTCATAGACGAATTGATAGACAAAAGAAATATGCAAAAATTTGACGTTTTGTCAAAAAGAATACAAAATTTGACTATGTTGATTTCAAACATATATTACAAACTTGGTTGTGCCATGTGCGTTGAACATTGGTTTCGCATACAGGGTTATTTAATTCAAGCGATAGAACGTCTGAATATATCACGTTTATTGGAACGCGACGGTGTAGCCGTTTATACGGTAAATCTGGAAGAAGATGACGGAACCGAACACACTATACCAAAACATTTTTGTTTGTACAGATCTTTTCAAATTCACAATCATGTCAACAATTATCGCGCATATCAAGACGATCAGCGAAAAGGACATACCACTGCCAATGTCATACAAAAAACCAAACAGTTACAATTGTACAGGCCGATTAGATGGTTAGATTATAAAAAATTGTTATTCGATTAAATTAAACGTAATTATGTGCGATTGTATCACACGTTCAGAAATAATAAATTTGATTATATTTGCGATAAATCATCTTAAATCACACAATCAAATAGACGTGTTTATGTTGGAACATTTTGACGCAGACCCTCGCGTATTCGATTGTATACGCAGTTTTATAGTCCAGCAAAATCCATATATTTTGCGAGCAAACGGTGAAATTAAATTTGTAAAAGATCATCTGCCTAGATTGCAACATCTACTTCAATTTTGCAAAACTTCGTTGTCGTTAGATGCAGTTTATAGCCAAGCTGTAAATAAATATGGAACTTCAAATAATTAAACACGAACCACCTATATTCATAACAAAATTGATAACGTGTCTGCAGGAGGGTGTGGTAAACTTTAAAGTCTTGGACAGTGATTACTTTAATTTTCCCTTCGATCAAGTCAAAATTCCATCTGTACAAAATTTTGATATATCAAATTGGGGGTGTATTGTGCCTACTGACAAAAAAACAACATATAAAATCGGCGTACGTCAACACGGTGGAGTTCAACCTTCTATATTGTGGAAAATTGTTCACATCAAAGGTGGGAGTGGTCAATACGGTGAATATTTACAAATGTACGGTCGTTTGCCAGAAGATTTCGAAACTGTTATGTCACAAATTTATAGTTATGTGGCTGGAATAAAAAATAATGTATTCATAGAACCTATTACATATATAAAAATATCACGATCTGAGTTTTACAAGAAATATTACAAAGTGTCAAAAACTGCTAATATGTTTTTTGTAAACGGCAACGAATGGAACCCATCCGATGGTTTGATCGTCGAATCGTGTACCAACGAAGATGTAGATCCTTTCCAAACTGAAATGACTGTATTAATGGGGGCCGAATTGATCGGTTTGAAAAAAAAACCCGAAGTTCTTGTTCATGTTTTTGGAAACGACGGCGATAATTCCAATGCGACGGAAAAACCAGTGGCATGTGACATAAAACCGTTTATTTTCTTGATAATAAAATAATCAATTGATGTATCCTGCAAAAATTAATAAATGTAAATATTTTATTATGCGATAATTGTGTCAATAATTTATATCCAAACATCATACCCTAATTACACAATCTTATTAAATCTTGTCTATGACAAAAATCATAGTGTAAATATGTTCTATATCTATCAGTCAATCCGAAATTACGTTCGTTGAATGAAGTTCGTTGTTTGTATTTTTTGATACGTTTCACAATTAATTTTGTCAACAATTTTTTTTCGTCCGAATATTTTGATAATTGTATTTTCATGTCATGTTTTACATCATCTTTAAAATGTGTTCGAGTCAGTAATTTAATTTCTGTTTGGTAATTATCTATGCTTAAATCCAATTCGTGTATTTTATTGATCAAAACGATAAGAATGTTAAAATTTCTTATCAGTTCGTGCATTGGAAATAATTCCGTAGACGTTTCGTTGTTGTATAATTCCGCCAAATCCGCTGTTATGTTGTAGATTGATTCGTCGCTATTTGTGGCCAAAGACGTATTACTACCATACGTTATATTCGTGCCTGAAACATGATTTGACAATAAAATTTGAGGATTTAAACCTTGGTTATTTTTGTTTTGTGTGTTGTTTACCGCGTTGATGTGTTGATAAGAATTGTCAACAATAGCCGACGTTTGAGGAGGGTCAAATATTGATTTTGTCACAGGTTTTCCTAATAAAAAACGTTTAGCGTCGCACAAAACGCTCACGTACAGAACTACCAATATCAAATATATACCCATTATTCACAAAATCGCTTATAATATATAATAATAATAATAATAACCCCCCCCCCTAACTTGTCAAATGTGTTGGACCTTCGAGTCCAACAAATGTGACATCGTACAGTTTGCCAGTCCGTCGTATATACGAAAAGTGCGACATCTCAACTTGTCAAATGTGTTGGACCTTCGAGTCCAACAAATGTGACATCTTACAGTCAGTTAGACTGTCGTACGTATGTGACATTCTAGATCTCAACTTGTCAAATGTGTTGGACCCTCGAGCCCAACAAATGTGACATCTCGACTTGTCGAATGTGTTGGACCCTCGAGCCCAACAAATGTGACATCTTACAGTCAGTTAGACTGTCGTACGTATGTGACATTCTAGATCTCAACTTGTCGAATGTGTTGGACCCTCGAGCCCAACAAATGTGACATCTCGACTTGTCGAATGTGTTGGACCCTCGAGCCCAACAAATGTGACATCTTACAGTCAGTTAGACTGTCGTACGTATGTGACATTCTAGATCTCAACTTGTCGAATGTGTTGGACCCTCGAGCCCAACAAATGTGACATCTCGACTTGTCAAATGTGTTGGACCCTCGAGCCCAACAAATGTGACATCTTACAGTCAGTTAGACTGTCGTACGTGTCGTACATATGTGACATGCGAAATCTCAATTTGTCAATTGTGTTGAACCCTCGAGCCCAACAAATGTGACATCTTTCAGTCAGGTTGGATTGTCGTACATATGAACACTAAAAAGTATCTGATTTGACGTCATTTCGTCGCTAATCAAAGCTCGGAATATATTCAAACAAAAAAGTATTAGTCAAATATAAATAATTGATTTGAATAAAATGATTATGTGTAACGATTATGAATATTTAAATACAATTGTTCGTAATATTTTGCCAAAACAACCCAAACATGTTAATTTCGAACAACCCAAACCTACATTGAATTTGGATGATATGCCCGAATTAATTGTGTGTAATATTTGTGAATATCTGTATACAACTGATTGTCAAAGTTTGCGTTTAGTAAACAAACATTTATCGAACGTTGTAAAACTGAAACGAACCAAACCCTCGCAGTTGATAATTTCAGACAAAAATTTAATGTTGCGATATATACAACATGAATCGTCGTTTAAATATATAAGATCTTTGTACATCACCGAACACAAAGCAAATCGTGACAAACAGTCTATTGCGAATTATAGAGATTTTGCGACAAACGCACGTTTTAAATTTGTATCAGTATTTCCCCAATACAAATATTCGCCTTATGAACGACAACAAGAATTGAGTAACGATGCTTATCGGCTTTATAGAAAACAATTGGTTTTTACGAGTTTGACCTATTTGAACATTCATGTTAATTTAAAATCAAAGCAAAGGTTCCGAAGTGCAAATCTTGTTTCACACGCTTTATTTTTGAAAAGGTTAGATTTGCGTTTCACTGGTACTAATAAACACGGCATTTATATTGATCAAGAAGAATTTTATTTAAAATATTTGGATGAAATTAATCTGTATTTTGTTAATGGAAAATTTGATTTATTTCTCGACCTATTAAATTTACGTTCTATGTCAATAGGATGTCGCAATGCGTCTCTGAATTGGGTACGTCTCAATTGTGTGACATTAAGAACGTTTTATTTGTTATCTAGCGAAGCAGATGTTTTCACTGGGTTTATACCACAATACGAATTTTGTAATTCGTTGAGGATGAAAAAGCTTGACGACAAAGATTTGGTTGACGTTCGTGACGTACCGAATAAATTGTGTAGATTTTTTTCGAATAAATCCAAACTCCGAAATCTACCCGAAACGCTAAAAAATTTTACATATAAAGCATATGATGATATGTTTTCACAAAAAATTTACATCGTATATGTATGAGATATGACAAATAAAACACGATTGTACATTTTTAATACTGTATTTTGATGATAGAATATATTATAATTAAAAATAATTGTTATATTCATACAAAATCACAAATATGTTTTATCAATAATGAAAAATATATCGATTGAATAAAATCGCAATAAAAATTCTATTTTTTTACATTCCTGGTCCATTTACAAACGGTGCTTCAGGTGCAAATTCTTTGATAATAAACGTTAAAGAAGCTTCGATAAAAACTTCTTCTTCCTCTCCGCTGTCTGTACCTATGTAAACGATAGGTCTGTGGAAATGACACCACAGAATACGGTCAACAAATTGTTCGAGATCCAGTTCGTTGAATTGTTGACGAATTTTCATCATAGGACATCCCCCATCACGTTTTAACAGACTCAATGACACGGTGTTACCCTGCAAATATTCTGGTTCAATAACACGAATAGTATCACATGGGACAAAATCTTCATCCATACGAAGACCGTGTTGTGCGAGAAAACGATAATGCCTGTTGCTTTTGTTAGGTGTACAACGTATTTCTAGAAAAACATCAGTGAATTCCTGGTAATTATTGATGGGAAAAGTATCTTCGATAAACGTAGTCCATACTTCCCTGAGATACTCTCTACCAGACCAATTGATAGCCAATTTCATTGTATTGGCTTTGATGTTACGAACCTCCTGAAACATGACCATTTTTACATGTTTACCGGGACCCGTTCGTGGGTCCAACGGCAAAATAAATCCGTTCAAAGCACGACGTTCTTCGGCGTGTTTTTCCCAATCTTGGTCATGTTTACGCTTCTTAGCGCTGTTGATTATATCACCTAAACCTCTGTAATATTTATTGTCATAAATATACGATTTGGCCGAGGTTTGATAACCTGCTGCAAGATTGGGCAT